CTTCTAACCCTGCAACTATCACGGTAAAGGCTTTGCCAGTTATCACTCAGCAACCGACAAACCAAACAGTCAATGAAGGTGGAGCACTTACCCTAAGTGTTCTCGCAACTAATGCCACTGGGTATCAATGGAAGAAGGATGGCGAGAATATCTCCAGTGCCACATCTGCAACCTATACAAAACAATCTGTAGTACCTTCTGACGCTGGTTCATACACTTGTGTTGTATCTGGAGAGGCTGGAACAAGTGTTACCTCAGACGCAGCAACAGTTACTGTGAACGCCTTACCAGTGATTACCAAACAACCTTCTAGTCAGACCATAAATGAAGGTGGGAACATCAACTTAGCAGTGACTGCAACAGGTGCAACTGGTTACCAATGGAAGAAAGATGGTTCTAACATCCCTTCAGCTACGAAGGCTAACTACAGTAAATCTGGTGCGCTTCCAGCAGATGCAGGTTCTTACACATGTGTTGTGACTGGTGCTGGTGGTTCTGTTACTTCTAACCCTGCAACTATCACGGTAAAGGCTTTGCCAGTTATCACTCAGCAACCAGCAAATCAAGAAATCACTGAAGGTGAGACCTTAACGCTGAATGTTGTGGCAACTGGTGCAACAGGTTACCAGTGGAAGAAAGGTGAGGAAGTCATCCCAGACGCAACTGCTGCAACTTACACCAAAGAAGGTGCAACTGCTGCTGATGCAGGAAGCTACACTTGTGTAGTTACTGGTGCAGGTGGCTCTGTAACATCTAATGCGGCAACAGTTACAGTTAACCCAGCAGGGGAGGCATAATGCAACTCTCAAGAAAAGGTTTAGAAGCTATTAAGTTCTTTGAAGGTCTGAAGTTAGAGGCTTACGAAGATTCTGCCGGAATCCCGACAATCGGGTATGGTACAATCCGTATTGACGGAAAACCTGTTAAGATGGGTATGAAAATTACTGCTGAACAAGCTGAACAGTATCTTCTTGCAGATGTTGAGAAGTTCGTTGCAGCAGTGAATAAAGCTATCAAGGTTCCAACTTCTCAGAACGAGTTCGATGCACTTGTAAGTGAAACATACAACATCGGTATCACAGCTATGCAGGATTCTACATTTATCAAGCGCCACAATGCTGGTAATAAGGTAGGTTGTGCAGAAGCTATGCAGTGGTGGAACAAGGTTACAGTCAAAGGTAAGAAGGTCACTTCAAACGGTCTTAAAAACAGACGTAGGATGGAAGCTGACATTTATCTTGACAGTGTATATCCAAAGTAATATCTTCATAGGCTCCTTCGGGAGCCTTTTTTATTTTCTAAGGAGAAAACTATGAAGCTTTGGGCTAGTGACTTTGGGACTTTTAAGTACACTCGTAATGGTTCGCTTGTACGCATTGTCGGAAACAATGTGGTTTCAAGAGGCGACAAGGTGTATACACGGTTTACTGTAGAGCTTGTTGAACTGTCACCTATTGAGTCTGTGAACAATGGCCTGTTCAAGTTTGAGACTTACAATGTCAATGAGCATGGACAATTCAACCCTCTTGGCGAAAGTGGACTTGATATTATTTCAGAACACCCGTTGACAAAAGAGCAACTTGCAGGTTATTATAAAACTGTTCTTGAAAGGCAGTTAGCAACACATGAACAAGAAGCTAACTACCATTTACAACATTGCGAAATTTTAAGAGCAAAAATCGAACAAGCAGAGAGAGGTTTTTATGAATAATAACAGTCATATCCATGTTAAGGTTGATGTCAGCCGTTACAGCGAAAATGAGGAACTAGACCTGCAAGATGCTCTTCTATTTGAGAAGAATGGTAATCTCCATTTGCATTTTGAAGGTACAAACACATATCTCCACAGATGTCGAGATGATGCAGATGGTTGCCCTGTTTTTGCTTGGTATAATTTAGAGTTTCCACTTTACGCAATCCACTACCCAGATGGTGGAGAAGACTGGACAACTCAATCAATCTTTGATGAGCTTAACGGTATTCCGGTTGAGCAGGAAGAACAAGAGCCTGTTGAGCTTACCTTCACCTTCGTCAAAGAAGAAACAGTTGGTGATTTGTCAGTAACTGAAGCTATTCAGGTAACACAGGTCATTCGCTAATGAGTAAAGTACAGGTTATTTTCCCTATTTGTGACTTCTCACTAGAGCGTGAACTTGACCTGTACGAAGAAATTACTGACGAAATTATCTGGTCTGTTGTAGAAGAGGCTATCAAGAAACTGTATGGTGGCCTCTTAAACCCATCAAGTAAAAAGCTCAATACCAAACAAGTAGCTGACACGTACACGTCATATGATGCCTACAACAAACCTTTTGAGAATACCTGCTTTGACCTTATGGTAGGTAATAACAAAGTCAACTATTTCTTCGTCAGAGAGTTTAACGATGAGTAAGCTCCATGTCACAGTGTACAAAAACTTCTCAGATATCAAAGAGTCTTTAACCAATAAGATTGATATGCAACGGAAAAGACTCTTTTTAATGTACGACATCGACAACTACAACCATCCTAAAGAGTTTAACTACAAAGATGGTACAAAGGTTGTTGAATTTGAAGATTCTGTAACGGTGTATGTCAAACATGACTTACCAGCAAAGTGTATAGGGATGTTAGAATACTATATTTTCAAACATACAGGTATGCGTGGTGAATCTGTTAAGATATCTTCTATAGAAGTTTTTGAGAAACCTAACACACAACTTAAAAAGTATTTAATGAGGAAACTGTAATGTCCGAAGAGCAACAGAATATTACCCCACAAGTAACACTAGTCCAACATTTTGGGAACATTGAAGGTTGTGTTGCACTTTTTCAACCAAGCATCAACTCTCCTGCAAAAGTCTGTAAGTTGACTATGAATGTCAACAACATTAGTGTTTGTCTTGTTGAGGAAGTTCAGTACTTCAAGTTTAATGACAGAGAAGTTGATGCTGCACTTTTGAAGTATCGAGCAAATCTCGAAAAAGACATTGACCATAAAGAACTTGTAACACTGTTCGGTGACCTTCACAAGCTTCTTGAAAAGGTTATGAAGCGCACATACTACATGAACAATGGTTCAATTATCACCACTCTGATTTCACCATGTATCTCAGAGCCAATCCTGACTGATGAAGGTGGGTACTATGTTGTAGCATCAGCAGATTCTGACTGGTGGATGAAAAATACAGCACTGAAGACAGTAATTGAAGCCATTCGTGAGCATATCCCTTCATTCAGCCCGTGGAAAGGCAAAGGTGATGACTTCATCGCACTGTTGAGTGAAGAGAGTAACAAACGTAGCGCATTACTGCCTAAAAAATACTCTTGACCGAATATACAATGTTAACTATGATGGGAGCTATCGAGAGGTAGTTCCCTTTTTTAGTTTCTTAAGAAGATTCGTGGTGAAAGAATGAAAAAACTAACTACAGTTGAAGATTACTACAGACTGTCTCTATTAGAACAATACCGTAGAAGTCAGAATATCAGAAAATGCTATGGTAAACACGCTGAAGGTGACTTTTACCGTTGCTACGATGCAGATTTAAAAGGTGTAACACCTAGAGGGAAAGTCCTGCAAAGACTTGTTGACCTTGAGTGGAACAAACGATTGAGAGGGGTTGGGAAATGATTTACGAAGAAAGATACAAGATAGATTATCAGGATACTCGTCATCATACTTCTTTGAGAGTAACCAAACCAAACGGAGATACTGGTATTATAGCTCATTTTGGTGGTGATTATTGGTACGGTACAGGTTGCTTTGAAGGCTACAATAAAGAATACTTGAAAGCTTTCTACAGAGACTTTACAAATGACTACAACAGGGTTGTTGACGAAAAGAATAAGTGCATTAAGCACGAACACCATGCCAGAGGTTGTTTAAGTACGGTAATGGTACTGGCATTTTTCCTAGCAACATTACTGGCAGTATCAGCAATCAGTTCCATAGCTCAAGACTTAACCATTACACAGATTACTGCAAAGGTATATGATGTTTGGTACTTGTATGCTGTCCCTTTAGTTGGTATCATCATCGCACTAATGAGATTCAGAGTTCATAAGAAACGACTTAAGGATTCTGAGGTTAAACTTGAAGAGGTAAGTAAGGAATGCAACCTACAATTATAGCTGTATGTGTTCGTTTTGCAATCGCTGAAATGATTAACAAGGCAATCTTAAAAGATGCCTATGGAGAAACTAAGTAATGATTAAGACACCTGTACCAATTTTTGGATTTCCTTCTATTGAAGAGTTCAAAGTTTATCTTGACAAAAACTTCTACAATGAGCAACCTGTTACTCTGCTGAAGAGTGATTTATCAGAGCTTCTTGATATGGTTATCAAGGCAACTTCTGAGAAGGAACCTGAACAGAAAGCTGAGAAGAAGACTAGTAAGAAATCCGATAAGAAGGCTGAAAAGTCTTAGTAATAACTTGAGGGGTTACTTGATAGCCCCTTTACAGAAACTTAGAAGGTAGCGAAATGAAAATTAAAGAAGTCGTTCAAAAAGCAATGCTTAATAACTCAACTAAAGATGAAATGTACAAAGAGATTTGTGATAAGTTGAATTGCTCAAGACATGCAGCTAAAGTTCTTGTACATTGTTTTATCTGGGAATGCTCAGAGGCTTATATGCAACATGTAGCTTTTGAGAGTTCTCACTTGCTAGGTGATGTAGAAGTTGGTGAGAAACTAAAAGAACCTGAGATGAAAACAGTTCCTAAAGTTGGTAACGTATACCCTCTTAAAGACTTCAAGACTGGAAAGATTGTTGCAAAAGGTGTAGTAGAATTTGTTTACCATGATGGTAAATACTTACTTAAAATATTTGAGTATGATAGCAGATATACACACTTGTGTGGTCTTACATTTTTAGTAACAGAAGAAGACCTCATTAAGAACAACAACAACAAGTTTGCAGTACCAGATTACCAAGTTTTACGATAATGGTGTGATAGATATGGAAAAAGATAACTTAAAAGAAGTTGAAGGCAACTACCTAGTCCTCGACTGGAATGATATTCGGGAAGCACTCTCCGAAGAAAATCTTGACTGGTTTGAACAAATTATCTTTGCAGTACGGCATAACAGAGAAGTTGAAAATGGTAAAGAGCCACTTGAAGGAATCTTTGTAGAAAGGTCTTATCCGTTCTACGAAGATACCTTGCAGAAAGTTAAGATGTACTTTAGACAGAAGAACCGTAAAGTGGTCACTATGGTATCTCTTGGTGGACAGAGTATGTCTGTGATGGAAGATATCAACCCTAAGAGACCGAGTAAAGGTGTTTGTATAAAAATCACAGGTCATGAAGAGTATATCTCAGTGGATGACTTTAGAGCATTCTGTAATGGTTCTTGTGTCTTTAACGGTTTTCACTATGATATCCGAGTGTACCCAATCAAGGGAGATGATATCATGATGCAGGTATTCGATAACAACAATGGATTTACTCATTTTTATCAGACAACCAAATCATCACTGAAGACAGTTCTGGAAACACTGATTTAAAATATCTTAAGAGCCTCCTTAATTGGGGGCTTTTTAATTTTTATAAAATTTTATCGGTTGTCCCAACCTCTGGGTCACCATCATATGTGAATAAAATATCTACCCTTCTTAACAACCTTCTTAAGCTTACTCTCTATATATAGTTATATAGTACTATATAGTATCTTAGTATCTATCTAGTGGTCTTAATATCCCTCTGTATAAACCTTCTAAATAGCCTTCTAACAAGCCTTCTAACAAGCCTTCTAACAAGCCTTCTTAACAACCTATACAATCACCTTAACCACCTCTCTACACTCTCTTAGAAGCTCCTATACACCTCTTAATCTCTATGTCAGCTATGTTACCCTCTATAGGTGTTCACTAGGTATTACTAAGCCTCTATATAGACTGTTTTAACAAACTTAACAGGAATATCTTTACAGACCTTATCTCACAAGGTCTAACACGGTATTAACAAGGTATCTTATAAGCCTGTTTATGCCTGTATTTTTAAAAGACTGTCTAGGTAATTATTCAGAATTTTAAAATTTTTATAAAATAGGACTATCAAGTCATTTTTTAGGGTCTTTGAAGGAACTCAAAAATATCTGTAGAAGATGTATATCTGCTTGGTAGCCCTTAACATCCCTGTAACATCCCCTTTGCAGAATTTTAAAATATCATTAACAATCTCTTAACAGCTATTACATTCTCTTAACATCTCTTCAGAGGTCTTAACAGACTCTTAACAGAACTAACAAGGCTGTAACAAGTTCTTAACAGTCGATACATGGTCTTTATAGTCTCTTAACAGATGACTAACAAGAGCTAACAAGTTAATTTTTAAGAGTTATTTTGTTAAGATAATTAACAAGTTCCTAACAAGTGTTTAATCTTTTTAACAAGCTATTAACATGGTCACTATCTCTGGTCTTATCGTTCCCTTTCCCTCTTAGTGATTCTCTAAATAGCCCTCTTAAAAGCCCTCTATAGCTCTTTGTAAGCTCTTTTAAGCCTCTCCCTAGTAATTACACCCCAACTATGAAGAAAGCTCTTTATAGGGCTTTACAGAAGCTTTAAAGGCTATGTCAAAGACTCTTACAAGGATTTTACATGGTCTTAACAGAGATTTAACAAGGGGCTAACAAGTCTCTAACAAGTGCCTTAAAAGCATAACTATGTAGGGTTTGTTAAGAATTTGTTAAGAAGATGTTAAGGGGGCTAGCATTTACGTAACTTTATAGCCTCTTTTACGTAACTTTGAAGTAACTTTATAGCCCCTATAACATACTTTTAAGACACTAACAAGCCCCTTTTTAGTAGTTCACAAGATACTAACGAGATAATAAAGCTTACACCCTTATAAGATTCTTTTAAGGCTCTGGGAAGCTTTATAAAGGGCTTTTAAGGGTGAGTTAATGCAATCCCTTAAGTTAGGTTGATAAGGCTGTTATAGAGCTTTATAGAGCGTTTAAACGGTTGCCCTTCCCTTTCGGGTTATGGGCTTTTATTTAAGTTGATTTGATAAAAGGTTATAGAGTAAGCTATAGAGTTATTGCTTTTAAGGTCTAGTAAGATTCTGGAAAGGAAAGGGAAAGGGTTGTATAGAGGTTATTACATAGACGTAAAAAAGCCCCTTAAATGGGGCTGTGAAGGTATCTGGGGCTATTTAGCCCCGTTGCGTCGATTAGTTGTAACCTTGTTTATTGTAGTACAGTGAGATAATCAAGTCACCCCAGTAATGATAGTGATGCTCGTCGTTTAATGCCTCTTTTACAGCGTCTTTCCAGAAGTCATCAGTAGGGTTATAATCTGGGATAACTTGCTTGATAACTGTCTTCACTAATGAAAAACACTCATCAGTTCCACCAATATCAAATTTAACGTCCAGAGTATAACAGCCATAAGCATTGACAGTTGCGCGGATAGTTGCCATTTTAGAATCTCCTAGTTTAAGGACTTTACTTAGTGGGGAAGGTCATTCCCTCCCCGTTGATTGACAATTTACAGATTTTTGATTGTCTCGTCAATATCTTTTTCAATATCTTTTAAAGTTTTTTCTAAGTTCTTGATATTGAACGTTAAACCTTCACCGAGAGTCTTAGAGTAACCGCTAGGGCGTAAATCATGCAGCTTGATTTCTTCCACTTCAAAGAGACTCACCGCCTCACCATTTACATCGTAGGCCATTGATACAGTATTTTCAGGTGCGTTGTAAAACTTGTTTAAGGACTTGATAGAACGTTCATAAGCCATTTTATAGCTATTTAAAAGGTTTTTAACGTGGCTGTGAACGTTTTTACACTCATCTAAATAAAGACCTAAAAACATCGGGAGAAGTTCCGCGACAGCTTGCATAAAGTGAGAGACTACAACGGTTGCAACATTACGACGATGAACGTAATAAGCCCCGTTTTCTGATTTGGTAATGGTTGCAAAGTGTACCCCATTACAACGAAATTCATAGGTATCTTTAACAGGCTTAGACATTACATTATTTGAACGAATATAGTTGATAGCTTTGAACTTGTTCATTTTAGAATCTCCTAGTTTAAGGACTTTACTTAGTAGGGAGGTTATTGCCTCCCCGTTGATGAGTAATTTACTTGTTTTGATATCTGATTGCAAGCAATTTTTTAAGTCTATCTATAAAGAATCTTTTAAGTTAATCCCTTTTAGATAAACCCCCTCGAACAAAGTTACCAATGTCAAGAGGGGTTGTCAACATCTTTTTAAAAGTTTTTTGTAAGTTATTGATTAACTGATGAATATTTTTTCAGGTTTTACATAGCTGATACGCTGTCTTTTTAGCAGGTCATCCCAGATTAACGCGGCGATATGGGAGTAACCGGATTCACGTAAAAGTTTCATTGTTTTACTTCTCGTTTCAAAACGGCTTACATAGTGCTCACTATTCAGCGTCGTTTTATTCCCTTCGTTGTCTACATGGATAATCTGCATCACTTGAAAGGGGCTTACATCCTCACCTTTATTCCACTGCTCAAAGTATTTTAGGCACTGCATAGGTGACATCTTATCGCTTACTTGAGTTGACCAAGATGAATCCGCTTTATCGGTTACTACGGTTACATAAGCCATTTTAGAATCTCCTAGTTTAAGGGCTTTATTTAGTAGGGAGGCCATTGCCTCCCGTTGATTGACAATTTACAGATTTTTATCCGGCTTGTCTAGTCTTTTTCTATGATAATTTCATGTTTTCCGTCAACGCTATCAAAATAAACGCCGTCGCTGTCTTCTGTCTTAAAGTAACATTGAATATCATCACTGGCGGGGTAGTCTTGTCTTGCTATCTGGCAAACCTGAATAGCATTTTCTTTACTCCCTGTAAACTCCCCAAGCTCTTCAAAATCGCATGAATGACCGTTACAAATGGAAAGGATGAGGTAAATGGTTGTAAGCATGATTTAAGCCCTTTAAATGGCCCTGTATGGGCCTTAAGTTGAAAGTTGGTATCTTTGTACTGATTAACCTAAAAAGTCTTTTAAATTGCGTTCTGTGATGTTTGCCGTGATTTTATCCAGCAAGTCACAAAACACGGAACTATCACCGCTATTCTGTACAATTTTCGCCATACTTAACAAATCATCGTCAACATAGCCTAAATTGCGGTTAGTTGCATCTGGTACAAAGAAAGGTGCATACATCGCACTAAATTTCGTCGAGTGAAGGCCAATAATCCAACCTTTATCAAAGTGTCCGGTAAAGCTGGCGATATCGCTCATGTTGTCACAAGAATAATCATCCTCTAACTCTTCCTCTGGGATATCCATCTCAATGACAATTACGTCCTGCGTTTCCATTTGGAAAGCTGCCGTAATAAGCCCAGATTCTAAAGCGTTTTGAATGCAGCGTTCACGAATGTAAGAATCTTCCTCATCTTCCAGACATTCCGTTTTGATAATCTTGTTCATTGGGTAAACGTAGAAACAATCATCCATGTAGGAGCAGTTCCAGATTCCTTCCGGCTTGTCGCCACCATTCAGCAGGTTTACAAAGTTTTTGAGGGTAGTTCCGTGATAGCATTTCATTTTTGAATCTCCAGTTTAGGATTTAGTGGTAAAGCTCTTTATCTGGGGCTTAAGATATCAGCTTTTAAGCCCCCTGTAAAGTACTTTATTTAACTTTTTTTGAGAAAATTAGTTTAACTGCAACTGTAGGAATCTCGTCAGCGGTTGTAACCAGCATTACTTTTTGAGTGACCAACTTATAACCGTTCTTTGCAGCGTATGCGGTAAAACGGTTGACATTGTAACTATAAGTTTTTGGTGTGTTGTCTGGCATGTGGTAAAGAAAAGGTTTACCCAAGTTTTCTTCTTGTGTCAATAGTCGGCAGGTATCAGGAATATTGAAATAGTTCATCATTTTTTAATCTCCTAGTTTAAGGACTGTGTAAAGCTCTTTATCTGGGGCTTAAGATACCAACTTTTTAAGCCCCTTGTAAAGTACTTTATTACTTAATTTTTGACAACTTTTAAAACTGCAAGATAACCTAAGCAATAAGAATCACCGAAGAGAGTTCTACCCATGAAAGAATCCTCTTTGATATCCTTTGCAGTGACAGTTTTTTCTACGCCGTGGGAAAGGACTACATCACCAACTTTGATATCTTTGATGTGTGTTGTTTCAATGGTTAAGCCGTTAATAATAGCCATTTTAGAATCTCCTAGTTTAAGGACTTTATTTAGTAGGGAGGTTATTGCCTCCCCGTTGATGAGTAATTTAATCTATCTAAAAATCAGTGTCAACATCTTTTTAAAGTTCTGCGTAGATTGCATCACAGACATCACGGAAATCATGATTTGTTAAGTTACGTTGTAACCAAGTGGCAAAGAAATCAGCGATTGCAAAATTAGCGTCATACTCGACGGATAGCCACACTTTAACAGCAAATCGGAACATCTTTAAATCAAGCTCTTTATTCATTACCTTTGATTTGCCTAACATGTCGGCCATCTCATGTTGTGCACCGTCTAGCGTGATACCGGCTGCAACGTCAGCCAATGAGTTTTTTACGCTTTCAACGTCTAAGATAATACTTTGAATCTTCCCAATAATGTTTTGCAGTGTTTCATCTGGTGCTGATGATGTGATAACATTAATCCGGTTGACGGTCAAACGTGCTTTTAAGATAGATAACTCACGATTATTAATAGCCATTTTTTGAATCTCCAATTTAGGATTTAGTGGTAAAGCTCTTTATCTGGGGCTTACTTTATCGAACTATAAGCCCCTTGTAAAGTACTTTATGCTAAATGCAGCTTTTTACCTTTTACTATAATGTAACTCGATGCGCTATTGCTTTGCACATCCTGATAAATTCTGCGCAAACGTCCTTCGTAGTATACTTTCCAACTGGTTGGAATCTTTTTCCCGTATCCGGTAGCAGTTTTTTGGAATCCTGCAAGTTGCCAATCCAAAATGTGCTGTTCAGCTTGTAAATCCTCGAAGTGCATTACACCGTTTACATAGTGGCGTAGGGTTACGTTTAAGGTGCGACCGTTGTTAGTAGTGTACATTTTTGAATCTCCTAGTTTAAGGACTTTACTTAGTGGGGAAGGTCATTCCCTCCCCGTTGATTAGTAATTTACTTGTTTTTAAAACTAAAATCAAGAGAAATTTTTTCGTTTGTTCAGTTCTTGGACAATTACAGTGTAATAGTCTTTTAAGTCACTGATATTTAAAGCATTTATCAGAGAGTTATAATCATCGACAAGCTGAAAATTATCTTTGAAAATGTCGCTGATTTGATAAGTTTTTGATTGAAATCTGAAGCTCATTTCTAACCGTTTTATTTGTTCATCACTTAAACGCTCCAGAAAGCTCATTACAAGGCTATTATTAACCTGTTGCGTGATTGCCTTACTTGCCAAATTATATGCGCTATAAGCCTTGTACAGTGCTATAATGGCAATGATTGCAGTGATACCCATCATTAACATGGTGCTTCCTCTTTACGTGATACTTTGCCATTTATAGTTATCTCATAGGATTCTAATAAATCGCTTTTAGACTTTACAGGACTTTTAAAAGTATCATCATAAATATTAACTTGCAATACAGGCTTTTTATATTCCCTGCAACTATTCCATAAGCAAATCACTACGCGACGGCCTTTTATTTTGCCGTGTAACCATTCCATAACATCATGACTATTCCTTGATGTCTCGATAAAATCAATTTTATTGAGTAATTTGCTAAGGTTTTCCCTAACTTTATTTGATAATTTCATTTTAGAATCTCCTAGTTTAAGGGTTAATTTGATAAATCTCTTTATCTGGGGCTATCATATCCGCTTGTTAGCCCCGTGTAAAGAAATCTATTTAGTTCTTAAAGATATTCATCACTGAATCTTTTAATGCTTCCAAGCGTTCTAATACTTCAGATTCTGCGTCTGCGTTGTTCACTTCCTCTTTTAGTCTGTCATCTAAATCATCGCCGTCACTGTAGCACCAATCGAAAGCATAACCAATATAAAAACTTTCTAAAACCGTGCTACCGTTTGCATCTACAACTTTCGCGGCGATGTTATATTCTGAAGCCTCTAAATCTCTTTCTAGTTCTTTCTGTAAGCTGATGTAAGCCTCTTTCGATGGATTTTCCCGGCCTTGTTTTGCATAGTCAATTGAAAGCTGTTTAAGGCTGTAATGTAAAGGAATTGCATATTTAAATCCATTACGCTGACAGTTGGGGTTTTTAATAGTCACACCACCTTGATGGTCATCTGTAAACTTCCAATTATCAAGATTATGGCTTGCTTCGTAGCAATTGACAGCTTCGTAAATGATGGAAAATTTTTCTTTTACAACTTCAAAGGTAGCGTCTACAGTTTTCATTTTTGAATCTCCTAGTTTAAGGATTGAGTGGTAAAGCTCTTTATCTGGGGCTTAAGATATCAGCTTTTAAGCCCCCTGTAAAGTACTCTATTACTTAATTTTCAGCTTTGCATGACTTCTCATTGTACGAATAGGTGACGTCATGGCGATGCGTCTGATATATGCCTTTTTAGTGTATACATTCGTTTTCCCGATAGTGTTTACACATGTAAAAAGGTTTATTGGTGAATTTTTTAAATTCATTTGTTTATCCGCCTTCACGTTCCACCTTACAGCAGTTTGTTTTCCGTTGTCAACCACTTTCCCGCCTAACTTTTTCGCCATGATGCGAGCGTCATCACGAGTTTTTGCAGGAATTACAACGTTTTTAATAATAGCCATTTTTGAATCTCCAATTTAGGATTTAGTGGTAAAGCTCTTTATCTGGGGCTTACTTTATCGAACTATAAGCCCCCTGTAAAGTACTTTATTAGTTAATTTTGAAAATTGTCACATAGCCGTCACTGCCGATTATTTGAGACACTCCAGCTTTTTCCACTGAATAGCCCATATTTTCAAGATGATAAACAGCATCATCATAACCATATGCGCCACCCTGATAACGTCTCTTATCGCATCTTATCAGGTTTTTACCACGTCCTGCAAGTGCATTCAGTACAGCTTTTTCACTTGATAGTGTACCATCTAACATGGTTGCCGTGTAATGGTTGATTTTATTCCCGTTAATATCATACTTAAAATTGAATGCGTGAACAACAATCAATTTGCCGTTAAATTTTTCATCAAGTGACTTCTCCAGTGCGTTGCGGAAGTTGTCTTTGTTGATGAATTTCGGTGCACGATAAGCCATTTTTGAATCTCCTAGTTTAAGGGTTAATTTAGTAAAGCTCTTTATCTGGGGCTTAAGATACCAGCTTTTAAGCCCCTTGTAAAGTACTTTTTATTTATCGTAGTAGTAAATTGCTGTCTGTCTTGTAAACTTCTTAGTGTTTATTGTAAGGTAGCAATTAGAATTGATAGCCGTTTCTACATAGTTGCAATAGTCAGCTTCTGATATTCTACGCCATGCGCCGCACACTTGCATATAAAAACGTTTTACCTTTGTGTTAACGTTAGTTGTAACCATCAATTCACGACTGTAAAGCATTTTGATTCTCCAGTTTAGGAAGTGGGCTTGATTGCCCGTCTGATGCAAATATTAGATAACCATACTCAAAGAGTCAATAGGAATTTTAAAAATATTTTTGCAAAAAACTGTAATGAAACGGGTGCACGCGACTACCACAAAACAGAACTACAATCAAGAATTATTTTTCAATCCGCTACAAATTTTTCTGTTGACTTTTCTTTTCATATGTGGTAGCCTTGTGAGAAATGGCGACATTCCCACTTGCACCACCCTACCTGCACAATTCTAAAATGATTTTTCTTGCCCGACCTGAGCGGGGTCTGCACGTTTTGAAAATGAAAAAGCTCTTTGGAGATTACCTGCACAGTTTGAAAATGAATTTTCTCTTTGGAGTTCAAAATTTTCTCTACAGATTTCTCTACAGAACTCTACCTGCACAATCCTAAAATGAAAAAGCCCTCCTTACCTGAAAAATTTACCAGATAAGAAAGGCTTAGTCTATTGTGAATATTCTACAAAGTTTCTTAGTTCTTTGCGTCTAAGAAGGTAACTTCCGGTGAAGAGAAAATTTCCTCAACATCCTCATCAGTTCTTGCATAGATATATGTATCTGCATCACTGCCAAATGTTACTGCAATCCTGTGATTGCTCTTCGACAGGTGGGTAACTAGAGCGTTACTTAGAGACATCTTTTCAACCGGAGGGTTACTTTGATGTATCTTGCCTTTTCTTCGTCTGAAGAGGGTAACTGTATCATCAGTGAACACTACTACACCTGCAAAGTATTCTGGTTCACAGTAGTTCTTCCAACCTGAGCGTAACTTGTGGTACATCTCTCCTTCATAGACATACAGATACACATCTACACTCTTCATCACCTGATTAATGATGACTGTGACGGCTTGAGAGTCTAGTCCACCGATACCTGCACCAATCATAGGTAACCCAACTTTCTTCAACTGATTGACTTCACAGTATCTGTTAAGTTGTTTCAAAGATGACTCTAAAGCACTGTATCGGGCATCTTTACCAGTCTTAAGCTGAGTGTAAAGGTTAGCTATACGGCCTTGTTCTAAACGTGCTACAGAGAAATTGCCTAGTAAATTTTCACAGGGTTTGTGACCTATACCACCTGCATACAGATAGACTTCTGTATCAGTCTCATATGCTTTTGGGTAAAGTTTAGAAATCTTGTCAGCGATACCTGCACCCATTAAATTCATACAGTTGCAACCGTGACCAATAATATCAAACTTACCTTTATCAAATGCGGAGAAGATATCCCCATTGATGATTTTTACAATACCCATTTAGCATCTCTCCCAAGATTCTTTATCTTCTGAAGGTTTTACACGTTGTCCTTCGTGGTCTACCCAGATACATCCACAACCTTCACAGATTACTGGCATTGCATAGCCAGCTTTAAAGTCATCTTCAGTGATAAGACCTTTTAAGTCACCTGTATCACGTCCAAACATTTCGATAGCACAATCTTTGCAGAAATCAGCCATGAATAATTGCCTCTTGAATGATGATGCCTTCGCCACAGCGACTTTTGAAATCTTCTAATGGTTCAGAGATGAAGCCGCGTAAACGGTCACTGAATTTACGTTTTAAACCCTTCTTATAAGTTAGTACATCTTCCCCTGCAAACGGGACGACTTCATCTCTCCCTATGAATACTGCTGAACGTACAATCTTGCGGGTCTTTTTATCTCTGGCTAGTATTACTTTCATAGTTTACCTTCTCAGTTAGCTCATACAAGTCAACATGCTCAATGCTATCAATGTTGATACCAATCTTTTTGAAGCGTTCTATCACTTCATTGTCAGTCATCCATATCAGACACCAATGATTATGGATGGATTCTTCAAGAAGGTCAACACAGTCTTTAAAAGTTTTTGTATCACTTCTTGTCCCGACTACTGCGATTGTCCCATACAACCACTTACCATTGCCATAAGATACTTGTGCTACGCCAACTTCTTTATCTTTCTCGTAGTAAACGGCTACAAAGTCTCTTCCATTAATCTGCATAGTCACTTCCTCGTTTTAAGAACTGCTAAGATTTCTTTAGAGTCTGGTAAGAACCATGTGTAGTGATTCTCTTTGATTTCTGGATGAGTGTCAACCTTTATTTTACACTCTTTACCAACATGCTTAAGCTGTGCTGTGACACCTTGCATAAAGATATGGCACATCACATTATCCATAATGGTTGGTGAGAAATCAACCCGCATATAAGTTTCTTTTGGTCGTGGTAGCAGTAAGTACCCTTCTACATAGAAAGTGTCTTCATTCTCTGTCATTGCTGTTTGTTTCCTAATAAAATCATATCAATAAGGTTATTAGCTTTGATTGTGCACTGGTAAAAACCATCACGATAAAACTCAAGGGCTGCTGCCACATCACTGCCAGTATTACCTTTAATGATATACCGTGATTCTTCTTGAGTGTACTTGTCACTCTCACTTACTTGGGAGTTTTTGAATGTACTGTTCACTTTGTTCGTTGAACACCCTGACATAATTATCAGTAACACAAACATTATAAAACTCTGGCTTAGTTTTTTCATATGTTAGTACCTCTTTTGTGTGCTTATTCTTAGCAAGCACATCTTTCAAATCATTTTTGTAATTGGTGCTGAGTGTGGCTAAACCTTCCTGATAAGCATCTTTAGCAACACTTATTAGTTTCTCATTATTTAGCTCAGCTTCAGCAACTTGATAATCTCTGTAAGAGTATCCTCCCCAGACACCTGCCCCAACTAAGAAAACAATTATGAAAGTAGCTTGGCAGAACTCTTTAAATGCCATTTAACAATCTCCTGAAATGAAAAAGGCTCCCGAAGGAGCCTGTATCTTAACCTTAACCGAGGACTTTAGCAAGGACATTTGCAGCCATCGAAGAAGCTTTTGCAGCAGCAGCTACCCCAGCTTTGACGGTGCTATCCTTGATAGCAGATACCGTTGCAGCATCAGTAAAGAGATAAGTAGTTGTTTTAGAACCACTTGTAAAGGAAAGCATAAGAGCAGTTTCCAGATTGAAAGAGCGATACGGAGCACCTTCTTTAACGATACCTTCAGCACCTAACTCTGAAGCCATACCCATATCATAGATAGTCATCAGGTTTTCTTTGTGTGCAGTCGTTGAACCAGCGCCTTTGACGTGTTTCTTAACATTCAGAAGAGCACGATACTCCCGGATGTTCCCGTCTGCTTTTACATTGACAGCACGGAAGATTTTCCCCTCAAAGTTGCTCTTGATAATGTTACGAACTACTTCAGATTTGTTTGCTGTGACGTCCAGTGCTACCGTAATGATATTGTTCATAAGTTTTTCTCTCAATGTTTAACTAACATGGTTTTGATGTGTGGAAGGATTCTGTTTACCTTCTGAACATTCTTCTCTGTATCTTCTATAAAGCATACTATATTAAAGTAAGGAAGAATGCAAGACTGAATCATCCTAACTTTTAAACTTTCTGCACTTATAGAGTTAGTTCCAAAACCACGCATGAAAAGCATGTAATCATGCTCTATGTAATGCCTTAAAAACATCTCAGTAGGTACTCTCTGAGATTCACCCCTCGCTGTCAAGAGTCCAATAGTAGCATGATTAGAGATTGCGTCAATAATATTGAAAACATACGTTGGTTTTGCACTTACAGAGTCAAGCAAATTAGTGTACTGTGAAAATGACCCATCAATCAATTCTGTTGAGTAATCTTCGTGATTAAAATTTGTAAGAACACCATCAATGTCTGCTAAGATAAGGTTACCTTTTTCTACAAGGTCTTTATTGACTATGACTAAACTGTCACGACTTACACCTATAGTTTGTCCAGTCTCTTTATCTACAACATTCACAATTGTCTCTGATGTGTGGAACTCTTCGAGTGAACATACAACTTCTCTTGCGGTGTCTTCAAAATCCCTACACTGTTCTGGAGTCCATACACAGGAATCAAGACCTAACTCATGAGGATGCAAGTCATAAGCATGACACAGTACTTCATCAGACTTTCTTAATTTTTTCATGATTTACCTTAGAAATGTTTGTTGCAAATTCACATTGAGCAATAACTTTCATGTTGTTATAGACATCTTGAGAATATTTCTTAGCTTTAGGGATTTTGTACGAATACCCAGCATTATATGATGCTAAAACTTTTTGTAAAGTCTTCTTTGACTTTGGTTGACCATGTACCTTCGTCCAAAACTCAAGCTCTTTGTGTGTTTCCTTTGCAGCATAGTCAAAATCTTTTAAGAGTTTCTTTTTAGCCACATTAGGACTGATTTTGTTACGCTTTACAACAGTCTTCAAGTGATTCTGGAAGATACCATAGTCATGGGTCTTTTTATTCTCTACCTTCAGACCTAACTCTGACTCTTGTAAGGCTATAGCAGCTAGAGTGATACCCCAACCTTTACCCATATTATTCTCACCATATTGGTAAGCTTTTAACATGTTTACTTTTTGGCTAATTGATAGCTCTGGGCAGTCAACTGCATAAGATAAGTGTGCTGTAAACATTAAGCACAAACCTAGAATCAACTTCTTCATTGGTTCTCCTGTTTAGTTTATCGTGACAACAATTATACAGCACTCTGCACAAAATACAAATAAAAAAGGCCGCCGAAGCAGCCTTTTAAGAAATTACTTATTAGATTTCACGTTTACGTTGAGAGATAAGTTCACCAGCAGTGCCAACGATGACATGCAAAGCTTCAGTCTTACCGTCCCATGCTTTCAGCACTTTACGCTGATTATCAACGATTGCTGCAACTTCATAACGGGATGAGCGCATCTTCATATCGTTGTAATCAGTCGGAACAGATACAACATCTCGTGGATGGACACGAACCTTCAGGATTGTATCACCTGAGAAGCAACGAACATAATCCCAAGCACCAACATGAAGACCCTGAGAGCAAGTTACGTTACGGTTGTTGTCAACCATCCAACGTGGCATTTCTACAATGTTACCCAAATCATTAGGTACTTTGTAGGTGTGGGAGTCAACCAACTTGCCTTCACGAGTAGAGACTTTCTTCCAACCAATGATGTAACCTTCTTCATCAATTTCAACATCAAGGTGAGATATGAATCCCCAAAGTTGTTCTACAGAATCTTTAGATGGGTTTTCCATCAGTTTTTCGAAGAACATTACAAGTCGTTCAAAACCTTTATCACCAGTCTTCATCATGTGAAGAATACGGTCAACCAGAGTAGAACGCATCTCAACAGCACCGTAGAATAACTTGTCACCTTTGATTGTGATAGCACCCTGAGTGAAGTTTTCGATAGACTTACGAATGTTCATCAGTTCAAATGCTTTCTTGAACTCACCTTTCACAACATGAACTACAATTTCTTGATAGTTCGGATGAGTAGACTCAACAATTTCAGATTCTGAACCATAAGTCATAATTACAGAGTCACCAGTAATCATGTACTCAATCTTGTCATCTTTCTGCATAGCTTCGTGCAGTTTATTTACTGGAACTTTCTGTACAGTGTCTTTAACAACCTTTTCAACTGGTTTGCCAGCTTTCTTTTTAACTGACTTAGCAACTTGCTTTAGGGTCTTCTTAGCTGGTGTAGAAGTCGCCTTCTTCTTACCTTTTAAGGTTGCTTCATGACGCTCTACAGCACGACCAACTGAACGGGTTGAAGTATTGAACTTCTGTGCAATAGCTGTTTTAGTCAGCTTACCTTCTTTAACCAGTTTGTAAATTTCTGCGTCAATCTGTGCTTTAGTTTTAGTAGTCATCTTGTTACTCTCTCTTGTTAGTTAATAAATCATTTTGTGAGGTTATTCTAAGGGGCTTCAAAGCCCCTTGTCAAACACTTTAATCGTAAATTGTAGTCCCTTCTGGAACACACTTTACATCAAAGCCTAAGAACTTACTCACTTCGATGGGTGACACTTTATTCCAATCTAAATGAGAAAGCAAGAAGTTTTCTTGTTTTCTTTTTGAAAGATAGTTTGTCACCTTAATGACCATACGGTCACCCGCTTTCTTGATTTTCTTGTACAGCTTTGTATCGTTGTCAAGACATTCTTTCAAAGTTTGCAACCTGCTAACAGTGTAAGTGTATGCAAACGGTGCAGCAACGTATTGGATTTTACCAAACATTGCCTCAACAGCATCTTCATTACCTTCTAAGAAGATAGTTTTGTTTGTATCTCGTGAATAACAATAACCACGAGAAATCTTCCTGTTATTGAACGTAAAGTTTCTGGCAATAATCCAACTGCTTGTAAGGTCAAGGACACCATTCATATAGATACGTGTCATATACCTGTTATGGTTAATCCAGTGAACATCAGTTAAGCTGTCGTTCAAGAGCTTCTCATCTACTTCAATCCAGTCTTCTGGTATCTTTTTCCAATTTGCTTTTCGGAAAACATAGACTGTCTTTCCAATGACATTGGCAACTGACTTAGCTACATCTTCTGGAGATGAGCAAAAACATTCACCATCAACTGTGTCGCCTACTGCCTTAATATAAAGCTGAGGCTCTTCAATCGTATCTAAGTCTTCTGACACCTCTTTGTATGAAGCTACACCTTCTGCTGGAACGGCTTTCCAGAGTTTTACAACACCTCTTACAGCTTCTTTACGCTGATAATGGTGCTCCTTATCAGACATCTTTACAATCTTTAACAAGCTTTTATCAAGTTTGTGTAGATTGATTAGGTTGTCTAACTCTTTTTCAGTCGAGAATACAAAGACAATACCATTGTATCTGTGAAACATACTCGACTCACTGGCATAGTCTCGACATGCACCACGCAAGATTTGATTGCGTCCTACAGTCTTCTCAGTACCGTTTTTATTGCGACGGTCATTTATGACAAACAAAAACTGTTCAATTTGACTTTTACGCATTGCTCCGAAGATATTGAACATACTTGCCTCTTGAGTGTAGGAAAGCGATGTTGCACGAATCTTACTCTCTAAAGAGTTGAACTTGACATAAGCAACTGGGTCATAAAGATAATCTACTTTAGGGATATTGTTCCCGTTCCTATCAACCTTAATATTACCTTTACCGTCACGCTCGTAAATGACTGAGCCGTCTTCTGCGTAGATAATTCCACGACGAATGTTTAGTAATTCTTCTTCCAGAGAATCAAGCTTAACACCACCCCACTCTAGCTTTGGACACACAGCATTAAACATCTCTCGTGAGTTTAAACGTAACTCAGCATAAGCCTGTGCAGCATCCATGAGTGTAGGTTGGCTATTAACTTTCTTGATAACATCCTTTGTAATTGCTTCAGTTATCTTTTTAGTAGCCTCGATGATAACATTTTTTGTCGTATCATTCATCTGCAATGCTTCACGAGAAGCTGCAATAGCAACTGAACCAATAGGCATGTAGATGTTTACAAGGTCTACGCTCCTACGGAAAAACTCTGGCAAGACTTTGAAGAAATCATCACCAAGTAATGCTTCCATGTTAACTGGATAGGCGATATTACCCATCACCACATTAAACTCTGTCCTGTTACCACTAGAACGCCAGCTTTGCTTATGAATCATGGCATCATAAACACCTTCTTCACGGGCAATAACATTCATATCTGCTAATACATCGTCGTACTCGATATTACTTTCTGGTTTTACAGCAAAGTATGAATATACATGTCCAGCTTCTTCAAAGAACTTTGAGATACGGTGGTCAGCAACTGCTACACGTACAGCTAAACCATTAGGCTCTTTTGTTGGGTTAGTGGTAAGCTTAGTTACTTGAGGAATACCATTCTCAAGGTAAACAGAGTACTTATTGACAACACCATCAACATAGCTAGATACTGTGAATGACTGAGCAATTGCAAATGGGGATTTTGAGCCGATACCCATTGCACCAATGTAGTCATTAGAGTCATTCTTCGTAGAAGCCCCGTAATTTAGATACAAACTCATAACTTTATCATGAGTCAATCCAGTTCCAAAATCACGAACTTCAAAGTAAGGCTCAAAACGAGTAGGTAAATGCACATGGAACGGGATGTTCTCTTTTCCAGCTTCTTTCTGAGCATCTACTGCGTTACATGACAGTTCACGAATAACTGCCCTTTCTTTAAAGGTATATACACCAGAACTCAAAAGGCTGAACATTTCAGGTGTCATTGTAATCTGTGCTTGAGACGTCTCTAAAGAAGTTGAACTCTTAATCACTTCTGCGTGGTCGTTTACCATGCGCATAATACTTTCCTCTTAGTTTACTGTTAAATTACTTATTAAACATTTTACCAGAACCACCACACATAGGGCAGCAACCTGCTCTTGTATAACCCTCTCCATTACAGAAGTCACATTTTTTGTGTTCTGCATAGTACTTGCAAAGAAGGTAAACAAATACTGCTACACTACCAAGTGACAGTAAAATTTCTATCCAATATGCTTGCATGACTCACCTCTCATATTCTTGTAAAGGATAAAGCTTCTGTCATGGACGATACTTGTAGATACTGCAAAGTTACTTTCAAGCATCTGTTTGTTTGGATTGTAGAAGCTCTCTTTGAACTCGTCAAGTGCAAATTGGTGATTGTCTGGAAGACCTTTTACACAGACCTTTATTGTGATTGCCGCTGCAACCTTGCCAGTCAGTTCTTCTTTAGCTGCTACTAAGATTTTGTTGAGGAACTTATGACCATTCTCAGGCTTCTTGATGTTCTCCCAACGTTCTTCTAAGACAATGTTGATGTTCATCTCTTTGATTTTCATAATTTTCACCAAGTCCAGTTAACGAGTATGCCATCAAAACCTTTTGCTAAAGGTACACCCTCATGCTCATAAAATTCAGGATTAACTTCGAATCCACGATTTTCAATATACTCTATCATGTATTTCATTACAAAGCTAATCTCTTCATAATCATCTGGGTCTCTGCCAAAGAACTGTTCTATGACAAACATACCTTCTTTTGTAGCAAATTGGCAGTGGTGATTGTAGATACCTTCACAAAACTTTTCAAACTTTTCTTTACCGAGAACTTCAAGGATGTCTGTGTAGGCAACTTGTAAGTATTTCGGTTGTACAGGTTTCTTGTTAAACCATATGGAAAGGTTGTCCATAGCATTCTCCAGAAATTAAAAAGGCTCCCGTAGGAGCCTCTTATCATATACTTTTAAAGCTGCTTGTCAATATTATTTCGAATATCACCAAGAGTTGTGTAACCGAACTGCTCAGAGTCGCTAAAGACTAAACGTAAAGCGCAAGCTGGATGCTCTAGCACATCTGCAAAGCTCTGGAATCCATAGCCATCTACAGCTTTCAGATTATCACCATCCCACATAGGTGCTACACCACCAAAAGCAGACTTCTTAACACCACTATCTGTTTTAGGGTCTTTTGCAAGCATAATCTCTTTACCACCAATGCTTGCAAGAGTTGCTTTGACAGCAAATGCAAAGGTATCACGAGTCATGTACTGGTAAGTGTAAGAACCCACACCAAACACTACGTTAGAGCTTGCAAAACCCATTTCATACAAACGCTTCAGGATTTCGTTTGCACGTTCCAACGTGATAGAGTCACCATAAATAAGGCCAATGTGTTCATCCAGTACCTTAAAACCTTTAGAGTTGATAGTCCCTCCAAAGATGTTATACAAGGTCTTAATAGCCCCATCAATCTCTGCTACAGGACGTGTTACAACGTTTGCAGAACCAACCATATAAGCGTTTTTCAACATCACTGTATCAGCAACTTCAAAGTCTTCTCTGTCAACAACCATCTCGTATCCTTCTGACAGTAGCCATCCAGCAATACCATAGTTGATGTTTTCAAGCTTCATGTTCAGAACAGCATTCAACATTGTGTCGCTGGCTTCCAGCTTGCTTAGGTGTTCGTAATAAGCCTTTTTAGCACACTCTAAGTGGATTGCTTTATAACCTGTGACAATATGTACAGGGTCTCCAGAGTCAGGACGAATTACCAGTTTGCCATCACGTTCCATAATCTCTTTACGGAGTTCTGGTAATATAACTGATACAGTTCTCCAGAAGTTATAAGTATCTGAAACAACACTTGCAATACCAGTTGGGTAAGTTTCTGTTAAGAAACGACGGAAGGTTTGTAACTCACCTTTAAAACGTCTTTCTTCTTCAATCAACTCATTGCCACCTTCCCAAGCAATGTTTGCACACATTACAGAGTGTTCAGTGGCTGGTACAGAACTACCAATATCAGAGATTGGGTAGGACTGTCCATAGATTCGTTTAGCCGTGTATACAGCAGGGAAGCTATCAGTCCCTTTAAAGCTGGTTAAGTGACCTACAGCATTAAATGCGTCATCAGTAAAGCCAGACATACCACGCATAGCAAAGTCATGGCACTGATAAGGCAAATGTAAGTCATTGTCACAAGTAAGGTCAGACCACTTCTTACAAATACGTTTGTAGTGCAATGCAATAGTTGCAATGGTACAAGCCTTCCAAATCTCAGCAGAGAAAGCATCTTCCAGATACCCCGCTACCCAATGGAAACCTGAGACAGTGTTCTGGAAGACAATCATTGGTACACGCATAGGGACAACTGTGCCTTCTTCTACAGCGTATACTTCAACCGGTAGATAACCTAAGTCGTGGAGTGCTTCCCAATGTTCTCGACCAATAGCATCTTTACCCAGAACACCGTTCATGACTTCTAAGATTTCGTCAATTGCTTCTTTTTTGTCACGTTCAAAGAAGGTGGCATTCCAGTGGTCTATTAAATAATCTTTAACAAAACGTTGGATACCAAAAGCCACTACACCGTCAATGGCTAAAGGGCTGTTAAACCACTTATCACTACGTGGTGTCAGGTTGAACATCAAGTATTCTGTTGCACTAGGGTACTGGTAAATGTGACCAGATTTGTAAGCATCTGCTTTTAAACCTGCTGGGACTGCATAAAGTGATTTAGTCATCTTTTAATCTCTCTCAAAATGGGGCTTTTAAGCCCCTATAAAGTTTTAATCAAGGTTTGCTACAGTAACTTGACCATAATGTGTTAAGCCACGGTCTTTAGCTTCTCCTAAAGAGTTTGTAGTGTAGATGTGGTCAATACCATTGTCAAGAAGGTTTTCAACACCTTTAGAAAAGATACCATGTGTTACATAGAGTTCTACACGTTTTGCACCTGCTTCACGAAGATGTTTAGCTGCTTCTATGAAGGTTCGACCACCATCACAGATATCATCCAGAATCATAACAGTTTTATCTGTCAAATCAACATCATCAAGGATTCGCATACCAGTAATTTCACCAGTCTTAAGGTTACGTACTTTAGACATTGTGATATATGGTTTATCCACCTCTTTAGCAGACTCTGCAATCTTCTTAGAAGCACCTGCATCTGGGGCTACTAAGTAATCAACCAGTGGGTCATTTGCATAGTGGACTGCAATTTCATTTTGAGGAATACTTTGGAAGCAGTTAAACAGGTTATCTGGCACATAACTGTGAGGGTCAACTGCACAGACCGCACCAAACCCCATTGCATTAACCTGTTTAGCAAAAACCTTCAAAGCTGCTGCATCACCTTTAAACATGTGACGGTCATATCGTGCATTTGGTAAGTAGTAAAAGATGACAGTCTTTAAGGCATATTCATGAGGAACTAAATCATCAATTGCTTCTTTAGCAAGTGCCACAGCAAACAATGTGTCTTTATCATAGCCTTTTACAATCATAATCACATTGTTGATGGATGATGCTGCGTGAGCAGTAAAGTCAACAAGCTCTTGTGAAAAGTGTCCACCAATCTCACCAGAAGGGAACTGGATGATGTTAAACTCTTCTTCATGAGACCCTTTTGTCGGTGAATGAATTATAACACGGATAGATGTTTTCATAGTTTTTCTCTCTCAATCAAAAGTTACGAATGTCACAGCCATAGCTGTTTTGCATTTTTGTGGATTCACAATGTGATAGAGGACTGAACAGTTGCCTGTGCTATCTGGTACTGGTTTTGTCCAAGTGCGTTCAACATTTGGTTCACCTAGTTCTTTGTAGAATCCATTTGTGTGATGGTCAATCATCTCAAGAGCTAATGGGTCTGGTACATGACCACGAATCATATACATCTCACAACCATTTCCAGCATCACTTATTAGGTCTTTTATTTCCCAATCTGCTTTAGCCATTGTAAGTTGCCCTATAAACTGTCTCAAACTTCAACAGGAGAGATATTGCCAAATCTGTATAGTTGTTGTCAAGCACATCTGGCATATTATTTTTGATATATTTCTCTTGCTCTTCATAGGTCATCTTAGGAGTACTTAGAAGGTTATCTCCTTGCTTCTGATTATCAGCTTTAGTCTGGATAAACCAGTTTGCACAGTGATGTTCACCACCTTTTGTAACAGGCTTGTGGTGACCTAATGTGAAGGACTGGTTACCTGTGTATCTACAAAGCTTATTGAGCACTACAATGGTGTTCTTCACAACAAAACATTCATACAGATTATCTATGGTGTAATATGGGTAATAGCGGAATAGTGCTCTTTCACGAGTACTGTCACGATTCCAGAGAATCATGTGATTAGAGTTAGAAGGGTCGTATTGGTGGGAGTCAATGAACTCTTGACGTTCATCAAAGCTCAGTCTTAGGACAGACATTGCAGCAGAACGTTTCAGATTTGACAGATACATATTATCTCCAAAATAAAAAGGGAACCTTTACAGTCCCCTTATAGTATCTGTTTACTGAGCTACTTTCAAGATGCTTGTAAATGAGATTTCACTCTCATCCATAAACTCTTTTGCTTCTCCAGTAACTTTTACAAAGTTATCTAGGCAGATAATCTTCTTATCTTTCTTGCTGTAGGTTAGCTTAACCTTTTCAATATCTTTCTTAGAGCTTTTCTCTTCATTGAAGAGTTTTACAGCCTCTTTAAATGGTAGATATGAGCCGTCATTGTCACTAATGAACCCTGTACCACAATAGTAGTAGTTATACTCTTTAGCCATAAACTGGCACAGTACGAAAATCTGTAATTTACGAGTATTATAAACTTTGTTCATGATTATTTAGCCTTCTTGTTACGTTTACGGTTACGAGCTTTCTTAGCTGCACGTTTAATTGCTGCTGCACCAGTTGGTCGATGTGCTTGTTTTTTACCACCTTTGCCACGACCTACATAGATGCTTTTCATAATCTCATTAGCTAGTTTCTCATCCATCTTGAAGTTCTGCATGAGATGAGTCACGTCAACACCAGTAAGCATACCTAGTGATGCCAGTGCTGCTTTTACTTTTGATTTAAAACTATTCCAGATTCCCATTTAGTATCTCTCTCAATCTTTTCACAAAATGTTTTGAGTTCTTCTTCAGTGACACCAACAACACTGTCACCAACGTTTAAATTTGTTTTGTAGAACATTGTAAAGTGGCCTTTACCAACAACTTCGAATGTTCCAGCCTTCTCAATCTCTGCTAAGGCTTCCATCCCAACATTACCGAAAAGTGAGTTTGTATACTTTTTCCACTCATCAAGGAGTTCGGTCTTAACCTTATAAGTGCCTAATAAAGCACTATTAAAAGAGATAATCATTATCTCACCTTTCCCGTAGCCAATTTTACGACGAGATTCACTCTGCTCGCCATTGACAATCACCTTGCCACCCATACTCTTTTCTCCAGAGGTTTTGGTTATCAGAACCACGATATGGTTTAACTGTTGGTTTAGATGAATCATACTTACCATCAATCACCACGTCAACATATTTCATCACATCTAGGTGGATTTTTTCGTGTAACTGAAAACCTGTCCAGAGCCAGATAGATTTTTCTGGGTAAACAGTTTTAATACGTTTACATATGTTGGTGACCTCTTGAATGTTTCTATCATCAAGAGGCTCTCCACCAAGTATTGACAACCCACTAATGGCCTTATCATCCATTAACTTAATGATGCCGTAGAGGTTTGCATAAGTAAACTCTTTACCAGCATTAAACTTCCAAGACTCCCTGTTAAAGCAGCCTTCACAGTGATGTTTACAACCAGCTACGAAGAGGCTTACACGAACCCCTTCACCATTAGCTGTGTCAAATGGTCGAATCTCCATGTAATTCATCTAGTTACCTCACCAATATTATTTAATTGTTTTACTCATTCAAACACTACCTGACAAGGAACCTGTTTAGTAATAAACTCCTCACAGTGCTCTTTAATGAAGTTTTGTAATGGAACACAGTCTTGTGCACAAGTCATTAGCATGATGTACTCTGGATTCATAATATTTTCAAGACTGTAGAAGACAACATCGTCAGATAATTCATGACCGTCTTCTTCAGACCAAGTTCCAGTGACTACAGCTAATTTGTCAAGCAATTCATTAGGCAACGCTACACCATCTTCTATGGAATCACTTAGAACGTTGTCACTGATGTACAATGTGAAGGTTGTATGGAATGTTGAGTATCTTACGTGATTCTTTTCGCAAGAGCCACACTCTGAGGCGTAATCTTTAATCCACTCTAACTGTTTTTTGCTCAACTTAATCATAATTTCACCTTAGTTGGTAATGCACTGAATGCTATAGCTAACCCTAAAAATGGTTTGAAGCATGACCATAAATCCATCTGACCATGATATGCGAAACTCCATTGTGGGTCTGAAAAACCCCATACCATAACACTAACTCCAAAAAAGAAGATTAGAATGTGAAGTATGTATATCAACGTTTTTGATATTTTAAACATTTTAACTTATCTCTCAACTCACAATAAGAGAGTCCTAAAAAGAACCCCAGTAAGACAGAACCTATGAACAGGCCAATGATGCTCTCTGCCATATCTAACATCCAATAAAAAAGGTGATGTAAGCCTATCAAGACTCACACCACCTTGTCAAGTTTTACATAGAAACCCTGTCACGAATCTCAGCAATTTTTGCATCATTCATTCGGGATTCACCTTTAATCTTAGTCCACCCAAGATACCCACACACTCTGTTAATCACAGAGATGTCATGTGAATGGCAAACCTCACATTCTTCAACATCAGCCTTTGGTCTGTTGCCACAATGTTCGCAGATTGCTAAGTCAAAGTTAAGTCCCTGATAAAAACCTTTCAACATACCTCTGGTAATACAACTTTTAAGTGCTGGTAAGTTTTCTGGGTTAGCTACCCTTACATACTGGATTCTGCCACCTCTACAGATATGGAAGAATGGCTCTTCTAAGTCCTGCTTCTCAAATGGTGAGATGTTTGCTGCAACATTCATATGGAAACTGTTTGTAAAGTATTCCTTGTCAGAAACGCCTTTAATAACACCAAACATATCTCTGAACTGTTTTAGCTGAGTTCCACACAATGACTCTGCTGGAGTGCCATATACTGCATACAGGAAGCCATCTTCATTCTTAAACTCTTCAGTTTTCATGTTAATGTATGCTAGAACATCGTATGCAAAACTAGAACTTCCAACTTCATGAAGTCGTTTACCTTCAGCAAGAACAGATAACTCATCAAGAGCAGTAACCCCAAAAGAAGCTGTGAAGGACTTCACAATATCCCAACCAACCTTGTCAGTAGGCTTCTTAGTCCCTTTATACAGACCGCCTTGTGTGAATGCAAGAGGGTTAGAACTTGCTGGCATATTGGCAATCATTTCATAACGTTTCTTATGGAAGCTGCGAATCATTTCTAGGTACTTATCAAGCTCTTTCCAGAAATCTAAACCATTCTCTTTAGAATACTGGTAAATCATTGGTAAGTTCAAAGATACAGCACCAATGTTAGCACGACCAACGTAGAACTCTTCCCCATCCTCATTAAGATATGGAGACAAGAAAGCTCTGCAACCCATCGGTGAAATTACCTTGCCAGAACGCTCAAAAGCCTCTGCTACAGCACCATGACCAGATACACTTAAGAAATCTGGATACATAGCTTTAGAGCAACACTCAATAGCTTTGCTGTACAGTTGGCCTTGACAGATATTCTCATCGTGTCTCTTCTGGTCATGAATATAAACCAGTTTAGGGAATACAACAGGCTTCTTACTCTTACCTTGTCCATTCATGCGAACATCAAGAATGGTGTTTGCAATCATATATTGCAGTCGGTTGTCTTCATTAGACATATCTGAGTCAAGTAATCCGAATGTCAAAGTTGTAAATGCGAAATCACCACGGCTACAAGGTACAGTATTTAGTTTCATTTCGAGTGACTGGAAACCCTGAGTTAATTCAAGCTGTAGCTGCTCCATGACATAATTGTGGTAATGTTCTTTAGGAATACCGTAAGATGCTGCTTTCTCAGCATGATATCGTAGAGACTTCTTAGCATACGGTACAAGCACCTTATCAATCTCTGCTAAAGTAAAACCACCAAATTGCTGTGCAGTTGCTGAAAGAACTACATCACCGATAACCTGTAAGGCTGACAGTACAGATTTCGGTTCACAGTATTCGATGCCAGACATTTCAAAGCCACCTTTCAGTACTTTACCAATGTCAAACAGGCAACAGTTGATACCACCAAAAATTAGGTCTCTTAAGTCATGGATATAGATAAACCCTTTTTCAATGGCTTCAAGTTCCTCTGGTGTTAAATGGTACTGTTTAAAGATTTCTTTAGTCAGGTAACCACGAATAATTGAGCCTTTTGTAGAAATTAAACTACTGTCAAAGTTAGCGTTTTCACGGTCACCTAAGAAGAGTGTGTCTTTAGTCTTTTGGTAAAGCTCATCCCAATTTTGAGCAACCTCTTTACGGTAATTTCTGTATGTTGAGTAAGACTCATAAATCTCGTGATTGACTTCTGCCAAAGCACCTTCAACGATGCTGTGAATATCATTTACCGAGATGAGTAAATTATTCTGCTTAGTGGACTTTACCAGAATCCTCATAAATGCTGACTCAAGAGCTTGGGTAACATCTGGTGGGAGTTCTTTATACCCAACCCTGTTAGCTGACTTAGTTACTGCTGCTAAAACTTTTTTGATATCAGGTTCTTCAAGTGAGCCGTTCTTTTTAATAATCTGTACTTTGTTCATTATTGCCCCTTTACATGCTAAAAAGGTCTCCGAAGAGACCCTTTCATTTTAAATCTTTTTAGAAAACTTCGAAACAAGTTTTCTTAGTTTTTCAGTAATGCCTAGCTGTATCTCTAATATTTCAAAGATAACCCATAGTAACATGGCTCCAAACAATGAACCTTGTTCAAAATCAGTAAATAGGTTAACAACAAGCATACCAATCACAATGGCTGGTGCATCAACAACCAAACCTTCCCAAAGGCGTTTAAGCATTGTTCACCTCTGCCATAAAATTCTGTAGCGTTCCAACAGGTTTTAGATTTTGACCATCAGTTTTCATGATGAATGGCATCTGACGAACTGGCATCTGTGCAATATCCATCAGGTCTGACAGTTCATAATCCTGCCCTAACATTCTCACAACATGGTCAATACCACGAGCTTTCGCAAAATTCTTTGCAGTCTCACACTGAGGGCATCCAGTTTTGGAGTAAATTACATAAGTCATTAAGGAACCTCTAAAAATCCACTATTCAAATCATCTACAACAGTATTCAATAAATACGCACCGTTCTGTTGCTCCTGATTAGCATTCTGCTCTTTATCAATTTCCATCTTCTTAATCATATACTTCAAAGGTGGTTCTTTAGGAGCTACAAAATCTCTGGGAATGCCAAACATATCATACAGTGGGGCAGCATTATAGTAAACCCACTCATGAAGAAGCTTTGTATTTAACCCAACTACAGCACGTCCTTCGGAGAAGATATAATACGACCATTTCTCTTCACTTTCAACTACTTCATCTAAGATTACTTTAATCTCTGGAAGAATTTGTTGGAAAGCTTTTTGCCACTCATCATCTCTTAAAGTTTCTTTTAAAACTTCAATATCAATTTTAGTGTGAAGGATTTCGTCAAGCATAATTTTCTGGACAGCTTGAGCAATACCTTGAAATTTATCTTGAGCATCAAGTGCAAAAGTACATGCAAAGGATGCCATAAAAGAAATGCCTTCAAGTGCAGTCACTGCAAATAGACCTTTTAGAATCACTTTATGGAAGTGTAAAGGGTCTTTGTCCAGAAGCGAGTCACGGACATAACTCAGACGATAGTTTATGCCTTCATCTAGTAATTCTTCAAGAACACGATTCACAGTTTTTAATCGGTCTTGTACAGCAATGTTCTGGTTAATCTCATCTAAGATTGTTTCAGGATTTTTAATACATTGTCTGACAATCTCCGAGTAAGTAAGAGCATGTAGGTTTTCAATCTCAGACTGCTTCATAATTGCAGTTGCATAAATGTCATCAGAGATGAATGGCGCAAAGGCAAACGCTAGACTCTTAGCAACTTGGGTATCTGCTTCCCACTGCCACTTAAGAATCTCAAGCATTACACCTGACATTGATGCTGGTACACTCTCAAAATCAAGGCGTGATTGTTCAAAAGGGAACTCATCTTCTGACCAGTCTTGTGCTTTTTGTTGTTTATATAGCTCAAAGATTTTTGGGTAGTGCTTATTAAGTGAGTCGAATGTTTTTCTCTCACCACCTAAAAAGATTGGGTGTTGGTTAATCATAGCGTGATTTCTCCTTTCTTTATCATCTCTAAGGCTTGTTTTCTGTCTAAAACTTCCCAATTTTCTTCATTGAACATCTCATAAGGTCTTGCGTAGATTTTACCATCTGCTGTAGAGATGTAAGAGGCTCCAGTGACCCATAAGTCATCATTCTGCTTTATCATGATGCCTGTGCTGCTCACGTAGTATAATGTTTTGCGGGGTTTGTAGAATAAGTATATTGGCCTCTCATGTTTTTCTATTAGGTCTTTCATAGTTTCTCCAAAGTTAATTTTAGAGGGTCTTTTACGACCCTCATAGTTATTAAAACTAAACACCACAACCCTCGCAATAAGCATCTTGTAGTGCAGATTTACCTACACCAATGCGACTGTTAAGGTAGTACATGGTTTTCATACCTACTGAGTTGGCATAAATCATGTACTTCAAAGCTTGAGCCAATGATACCTTCTTAGCTTTTGCGTAGTCAACATAGAAATCTGAAGAGATAGCTTGACCAGTGAACTTTTGAACAATTGCATAACAATCAATCAGGTCAAAGGTGTCAATATCCCAAGCAATTTCATAGACATACTTCAACTCTTCATAATCTGGAACAATAAACAGCACGTTACCAGTTGCAGACTTTTTAGTTAAAATAAAGTCACGAATTGGATACAAGCCATTTGTCGTATTAGTTGCCAGTGAAGAACTCTCATTAGGCATGTAAGCTTCTAATACAGAGTTACGGATTCCACCATTTTCTTTAATACGTTGTGCTAAGTCATCCCAATCATAACGAAGTTTTGCATCATGCTTCTCATCAATCTTCCTGTTAGCTGTCTTCGGAGGAACCCAACCTTCAGGATACTTAGTGAACTTCATATACTCAGGTACACCACGTTCTTTAGCAAGTCTTAAAGAAGCTTCGTGTAAGTAGTAAGAGTGCATTTCAGCAAGCTCATGAAGCTTCGTCTTACCTGCTCTTGAAGAGTAGTTCACGTAGTTTTTTGCAAGGTAATGAGCCACATTTGTAAGGCCAATACCAACAGAACGACGCTTCTGAACATGGTTACGCATTGACGGATACGGATAATCCATAAGGTCAATAACGGAGTCAACCATTGCAAGAGCATAATAAGCAACGTCAGCGTATTCATCTTCTGAAATTCTCCCTGCAACCAAACTAGCTAGGAAGCAAAGAGCTACCTCACCATCCTCTTTCACAGCATCATCTCTGTAAAGGTCTGTCTCTTTCTCAAAGCCGTACACTGGCAACACAATTTCCATACAAAGGTTTGACATCTTCAAAGGCTCTTTAAATGGTGTATGTGTGTTTGCATTATTTGTGAAGAATGGATACACACGGCCTGTTGCATAACGCTGCTGGATAAACAGTTTAGCAATTTCACGAGCCTTCACCCGTCTGTGCTTAACACCTGAATGTACTGCATGACCAACTGCCATAGCAAACTCATCAGCAGATGCTGTGTAGAACATGTCATAGAGCTTTGGTGCATCCTTGTAAGAGAATAGCAACCAGTCTGTATCATATTGAACACACTGCCAGAAATAATCATTTGTACCAAATGAGTAGTCCATCTCGTTAATACGTTTCGAAGGAACCGTTGTAGGGTGCTTCAAACGCAGTAAATCTTCAATCTGCGGGTCTAGAGCGGTGTAGAAGTTGTTAGCTGAACCACCACGGCTCTTCTGTTTGTTTGCCTCTACAGATGAACGTACAAGCTTGTAATAAGGTAGTTTACCCATGTGTTCGATAGTGTTTTGACGGATACCATCACCAATAGTGCGAGTCTCCATCAGCATACCAATACCAGCTTGCTTTGTGGTCATATCATAAGCAACCTTTGCAGCAATACCAAGTGACTCAGCAGTGTCGTTTGCTTTAATCAAACAGCATGACGCATAACCTGATTTAGTAGCTCTTAAACCATTCAGATAAGGCGTAGGAGCATTAATCTTAAGGTCAGATAGGTAAGTGTATAGCTTGATAACATCTTGCAGTCTACGGTGCTTTGGTTGCTTCTCAAAGGCTTTCATAGCCATACCCATAAACATAAACTGTGGTGACTCAAAAAGTCTTCCCGTTTTAATATCACGGATACCATACTTGTCTCTGAACTGTTTCAGGACTGCATAACCATAAGAGATATCTTTTGAGTGCACAATGTATCCTTGCAGGTATTCAAGCTCTTCCTGAGAATAGTCCATCTTCTCCCAAAGTCCTGCTCTCTCCATATTTTTAACGAAGGTAACCAGCGTAGGAACCTTAGTAAAGCCTCCAAAGGCTTCTTTGTAGATAATCCCTAGAAGTAGCCGTCCAGCCATGTCTGAGTACTCTTGAGTTTGTTTATCAACACAAACATCAATCATAGCTTGGTGCATCTCTTTTGTAGTGCAACCTTCATAGACACGTTTCATGGCTTCCATAGTGACTTCTGACCAAATAATACCACGCTTATCTGCCCATGATGCCCACTTATTCAGTCTTTCTGGGTCAAAGCTTACTACTGTACCGTTTGATTTTTTAATTGTCTTAATCATTTTTAAATCCTACAGGTGAAAAGAGCCTCCGAAGAGGCTCCCTAGTTTAAATCTTGAAAATTTGCTCATTCTGCCACATATCGTAAAACTTATCACTTACTTTTGTGACTGAAGAAGTGTGCATACAATTCAGGAAGAACCATGATGATGTATTATCATCCATAAGTGTTTCAAGTTTTTGTGTAACGTTCACATCCATGTCTGCAACAACGTAATTACCTCGCATCTTGCAAACAATTCTTCCAAACAAGATTGCACTTCTCCCTCTTCGGTCATCACAGTACATAACTGTGTCTCCGTGCTTAACATCTTGTCCGATACTATCAACACCTAATTTAGCACCTGAGATAATGTCATCATAAGATAGCTTTTTTGCTTTAGACACGGTATTTCTCCAAGTTTCTTTTTAGATATAACCAACCATAGTCAGTTCTTTCTACACCCATGAAGAGTGGAGCCATTACAACTTTACCAAAAGTATTCCTGTGTTGACAGATTTCAAAAGAATACTCTTTCTCAATATCAATCCCGTATTTGTACAGAACTGCTTTTAAAACTTGTTCATTATCCAGAAGTGTATCTGGAGTCTCACCATACTTCTCAAGTAACGGGTCATACATAAACACCGTCATAGAGATATTGTAGTTTGAGAAGTGGCTCTTCTGAGCCACACCTTCTTTATTAATGTTCTGTGAATCCATTATAACCAACCCCTTTTAACCAGCACTTCAGGTTATTAGCATCATAATTCAGTTTCGGGTATGAGGTTACATGGAACTGCTCACCATCGTAGTAGACAATATCTGCAATCCATAGTCCATTCTCTTTACAGAAATCTTTATCTGCTTTAGAGGTAATTGGATTAACTTCTACAAAACCATCTACACCCAAATCCTTTAAGCTACCTACAATACCTTTGCAGATAACGCATGTCTCAGATACTACCACAAAAAGTTCTTGGCTTTCAAGCTCTACAATGTATTCACCAAGCTGTACTTTAGGGAGATTTGATTGCTTCATAATCTTCCCATCGGCTGCACGAACAATTGCATACCACTCTTTACCATCAACTACTGACATTCTGATAACACACTCTTGACCAGTACGCTTCTCAACATCTGCAAGACGTTTTAAAGCTTCTTCATAGTCGTCTGTATACTTCAGGTCATTATTATGGCAAACAGCTTCCATAGCGCCATTGTGGTCATGTTGTGACAGATAAATTAGACCGTCAAGAACATATTGCAAATCTGCCTGAGCATCCAGTGTCTCAATGGGGTCTTTCTCTTCAATTGCTTTTACAAGCTCTTTTGCTTCTTCAAGCATACACAGAGACTGGGATTTCAAAGATTCCCAATACTCATCACTGTAAGGTTGCTTTTGGGTGTTTCCGCAACGAAGATTCCAGTTTTTTACTGATTCTCTTGAGTTAAACATTCGGACTCCTTAAAATATCTGTTAACCTTTAGCTCTCGTGTTTCAATATATTCCAGATGCTCACGTAACTCTTGACGTTTGAGCATTAGGTGCTGCATTTGAGATTCAACAGCTTCAACTTCTTTAATTATTGACTCTCTGGCATTTGCAAGAATGCGCTCAAGTTCTTCAATCTTGCTGTCAACCTTTGCTACATGACTCACAGCTTTACTTTTGTTAAACATTTTATTCTCTCTCAATAGTTATCAAGCACAGTTTGCTTTCATTACCTTATGGATTCTTTTTTCAGCATCTTCATAAGTTTCTTTAGTGATAAACTTAATTGCTGCAATGTTGGCATTGTAGAAGAGTCTGAGCTTAGAGTCAATCCTTTTTGTCATTACATCGAATTTATGTTGGAGGTTTGCTTCACCATAAACTAGACCACCTTTTGTGTAGTAGGTTTGGATAATGTAAAAGTCAAAAAATTCTTTTCCAAAGCTCTCAATATCTTTTTTAATATACTCAGAAGAAGTCTCATAAGTCATCCAATCACTCTCCTTAGTGACTACCTTCTTCCGAGTCTTGCCAGCAACTTTTCTTTTGGTCACGCTATTAAGCTGTTTCTTTCCAATATAATATTGTCCGGTTTTCTTACAGTATACTAAATAGACAAAACCAAAATGTTTAGTGGGGTCAACTTCCCCACATAAAGATACCCAATGACCATAGGTAGGACAATTGCCAAATCCTTTAATCTTCATTCATAAGCTTCTCCGTGATTTGAAAACTCTTTATGTAGTTCTTCTCTTTTCTTTGTAACTGCATCTTTGGCATCTTCAATACTGTCAAAATACCCCAGAAAGTGAGATACCCCGTGTGCCATAACTCTGGCCTTCCATTTTTGGTTAGCCTTATAGAAAGATACACCCTTAACTCCAGATGTGTTGTTGGAGTGTGTTCTTCTATTCCAAGAGTTTTCAGCTTGTGTGCAAACCCTTAGATTTAATCTACGATTATCATTCGTAATACCGTTGCGATGGTCTACTCTGTTAGGTAGGAAACCGTCTGTGTACAGGATTGCTAAATCATGAGCCATATAGAATTTTCTTTTAATTTTTATCCTAATATAACCTCGCTTATGTGGTGTACCTGCAATGGAGCCTATAACTGTTCTGTTAGCTGATTTCTTTATCCACGTAAAGACCCCTGTTTCGGGGTCATAGTGTAGATATTCTTTAAGTGTCTGCTGAGTCAACATTTGGAGTCCAACCATACTTTTCAAATGAAAAAATATCTGATTTATTTCGCTCTTGATAAGCTAGGAAGAAATGTTGTTCCATTAACTCTAATGGTGTCTTTGTGACAGTCTGTCCATCCCATGACACATAGGTATAAGAGTCTTTTTTAGCATAGAGTTCATAGATAGCATCAAGACATTCTTTATAAGTCTCTTTACCATCTAAAGCATTCATCACAGCTACTTTTCCAGCACCTTTAAGGCCGAAGTAGTTGTCTGCATTATCTCCAGCAACAGCCTGATAACACAAAAATTTAAAACCTACGCCAACTGTTTTTGCAGCTTTTGGTTTTGATTTAATAGGACAATCCCAGATATTACCAACGTTATTATCAGCAATAAAAATTAGTGGTGACTTTTCATAAGTCATATCAATACAATAAGTCCCTTCAGCTTGTCGAAGGTCTTTGTCAATACTCATAAGAGCAGCTTTCTTACCCATCTTTTCAGCTTTAGCAATTACAATTGAATCGGCTTCGAAGCCGCCCCTTAAGAGTTTGAACTCTGGTCTGGATAAAAGATATTCACGACAAGCAACTAAGTGTGTTGGTGTGACAGCATCTTTACGGTTACCTTGATATTGGTGCTCAAGACCTTTAACGTCTTTATGTTTATGTACACCCTTCTCTGTTAAGTAACCTACCCAAGTTCTTTCTTTACCAACAACCTTAAGCCATTCCTGAAGAACCTGCTGAGTAGCCATGATAGCTTCTTTTTCACTCTTAGCTTCTTTCCAAGTCTGTCTGTCCCATTCATCTTCATCAAATGCTAGGCCAAGCTCTTCTACAAGGATTCTCTGGTCTGCTAACCATCTTGCAGCATCTTTTGCATTATCAAATGGTTCAGATTCTTCTGCTGTGAGTTTATTGACATATTTATATTTTGCTTTCTCAACTACACAAGCACCTTTATAGGCAATACTATCAGAGTCAATAAAGACATGTGTAACTGAATCGGGAAGTTTTTTTAATGTGTACTTCTCCATTGTGACTCTCCATATGAAAAAGCCCCATACTAAGTACAGGGCTTTAAAGTAACTTTTAGAGATTAGTCTTCTGTATCGAAGTCTTCATCTTCTTCGTCATCTGGGTCTGGCAAGTCTTCATCGTCACCATCATCAGAATTATTCGAAGGTTTGTGGTCTGTTGCGTCTTCTTCAGTGATTTCACCATTATCTTCAACACCATCAAGACCAAGCATAGCCAGTTCATCTTCATCCAGTTCAGGTTCGCCGTTAGCACCGTTACCACCAGTGTAAGGTACAAGGGTATCAATGATAAACTGTTCCTGAATAGGTTTTGTCAGAACATTGTTCTCAAAAGTGTAGAAGTGAGTAGAAAGAATCACACTACCAAAAGAACCGTTACCAACTGCAATATCTGGATGAATTACATCATAGTTCTTGTCATCTTCATGTTTGTCAGATGCTTGAGCTTTGATTTTCTTCATCGGCTGTTTAACAGCTACACGCTTACCGTTTACTTCTTCAATCAGCATTACAGGGAATGACTGTTTAGCTGTCCACACAGCACCATCCTTATAAGCTGCTGCACGACTTACTTTCAAGATGTAGTAAGTGTCTGCTTCAAATGGTGGTTTGCAACCAAACTTCTCTTCGAAGTCATCTGCATCAACTGCTTCAGTAGTAACTTTATCCCAACCTTCTGGGTTTTTCTTAGACTTAGTAAACTCTTTAAACAGTTTGTTACCATCTTCTGCCAGAATTGAAACACTGTAGTTACAGTCTTTGCCTGGGAATTTCTTATCGATAGATTTACCTTTTCCCGGACGTGGTGAAGTATTCAGGTAATAAAACCAGACATCTTTCAGCAGGTAACGCAGAGTTTGACGTTCAGTACCGTTGTACTTCTCTACCGGAGCTTTCATTTTAACAACTTTAGACATTATTTAAACCTCTATCTCAATTTATGAAGAGTACCAATTCTAATTTGTTGATACTCTATTGTCAAACATTAATTACTGGAAGTTGTGCTTATCTTTAGAAGCTGCTTTACGTGCAGTTTTTCCAGTTCTTACACGCTTCTCTTCATAGTATTTTGCTGGTTTACCAGCAGTGGCTTTTAAGGAATCCCCAAAAACTTTTTCAAATGCTTTAGAGTGTTTCATGATATTCTCCGATATACTTGATATTCAAACACATTTTCTTTAATTATAAACAACCAACCAATATTATGTCGAGGTATAGTAATAGTGACTGTTATCATACTGTGATGGAACTTTTCTTCTACCTCAACGCCTCCATCACATTTCATGTAGAGCATTCTATAGAACCTATCAACCTTTGTCAAACACTCTTCCTGAAATTCATTTAAACTTTTTTCTTCAAAGAAGGGTATGAACCCCTCTCTTTTATAACTATCACTCAGTTTCAAACGGGCAGTCATCTGCATCCTCACTTAATACAGGTGGAATTGTTGAGCTTTGACGTTGTTCTTCAGTATAGACTTCACCAGTCTCACGGTCAAACACTTCATCCTCATAATGAGGTAAAGAGTCATCGTAATGGTCTTCAGCTTCACCAATACCAAACTGTTGACGAATATTTTCTGCTGCACCATCAATATCAACACCACATCCAGAAGCTTTGATAAGACGTCCTGTATCTGGATTGTACCAAGTATGACCAGCAATACCTGTTGACTTACCATGACGACGACATTTAGTTAACTTGATTTTTGTCAAGTTTTTCTTAACAGGGTCTGGGTCAACCTTGTTACGCATTAACAAAATATTATTCATGGAAATCTGGAAGTATGCACCAGAACCCTTAATATCCTCTTCAGAGATATCTCCACCTTCAGAGTTGGCTTTCTGACCACCTGCACTCTTACGAACGTGACACACGTTTACCTGCGCATACTGGTAGCGTTTGCAACGACGCAATAGCTCAGACAAAACTTCCTCTTCATCCGTATCTGAACGTGACAGAGCCAACGTAATAGGGTCAAGGATGATAATCTTACAGTCTAAACTATTAACAAGATAGTCAACAAACTCTAGCAGGTTATCTTGGTCAATTGCCCCTTGATGGTCAACGATATGGATACGACGACCTTTAGATAGTTCTGCGTGTGCTCCTTTTAGTTCATCCCAATCCCGTTCATCATAAGGAATCTCAGAAATCTGCTTGCTTAGGTGAATTGCACAGAGCATCTCCATCAACTCTTCATAGGTATCTTCTACAGGAATTACACCGATATTGTAATCAGTTTCTTTCCAAGCTGAATAAATCATCTCACGAGTGTAAGCTGACTTACCTACTGAAGATGGTGCTGCAATAGTTGTAATCTCACCTAAACCATAACCACCATAAGTCAGCCTGTTCAAATCCCCGAAAGACTCTGGGAAAGGAATCAATGGAATCTGACCACGATTCTTCATTGCCTCAAAACCGTCTGCAAAGTTCTTGATACCAGCAGGGCAGTAACGAGGTGCATTGTAGATACGCTGCTTAAATCCTTCCAGAACTGTGTCTTTCTCTTTATAGAACTTTGTCCACCATTCATTAAGGTCTTTTACACCTTCTGGATACTGGAATAAACGAACCTTCTCAATAGGTAGGATACCAGCAGCCTCTTTGGTAGCTTTAGCACCAGCTTCATCGTTATCAAAGCACAAGTAAATCTCATCAAATGATGTGATGTACTGATAGTTGTCTTTGATAGATTTAATGTTTGCGCCTGATGGAACAGATACGTGACAGTAATTCTTACGACGAGATTTATCTTTAATCGCCAAAGAAGTCATGTAGATTGCTGTCGCACATTCCATCTCACCTTCCCAGATGAATAGACGGTTACCACCTTCTGGAGCAATCCATGAACCGAACATCGCCAGTTCACCTTTAATGTCTCCAACACCGCCTGAGAAGTCTTTTAGCTTACCTCGTAGGTGTTCTTTTGGATGGTCTTCTGGGTAACGGTGACGAACACGGTAGCCAACGTGCTCTAGCTTACCATCTTCATTACGTTTGTAAGTTGGATAGAAATGCGCATCAATTTCACCATCACTGTCAATGTCAACCTTAATACCCAAACGCTCAAGAACTTTTGCAGGAATCTTCCTGTCTTTCAAGTCCATTGCTTCAAGGTTTTCTTTCACATCGTCTAAATCCATTCCACGGAAAGTACGGTTTTTATTGTCTGAACCAGTAGAATAAGTGCTCACGATTTGTCCTTTATCAAAATCCCACTCTGGGAAACCTTTGTTACAACTAAAGCAAGTCATTGAATAAGAATCATCGTCATGATGATAGATTGAACCAGCATCTGATGAACCACAACGTGGACATGCGCAATGACCAACAAACTGACCAGCCTCTTTCAATTTACGACCTTTAGACATTAGCACCTCTTCGTTGTAGTTCTGCCTTCAATCCATTTTCAATCTTGTCCAGTTCATGAATTTCATCTGCAATCTCTTTCCTTCGTGATTCAACTCTCTTAAGACGTTCAATCATTACCTCATTGGAAAGAGATGAGAGTTCCACTAAACGGTGGTCAATAACTTTAAAATTGTCTTTTACTCTCATCTTCATTCTCTCTTTTAAACTTTAATGATGGCTCTTAGCTTGTTCTCAAGGTCTGCAAGAGTACCATTATTATGAATAATGTCACGCTCATATTTTGTAGAAATCCCATTTTCTGAAACATGTGATGAAACTTTGTCCACATTGTCTCTTTTTACTTCAATAGTTTGGTGTGCAAATCTACTCAGCCATTCAGCTTCAGAGTCAAATCTTAAATCACTGATTAAGACAAAACCATACTGATTTCTAAGTGAGCACATTTCATGGAATCTAACCATTCTTTTTTCAAGGTCTTTAGACCAGAACTTGTCGCCCATTACCTTACGGACAACTTCAGTACCCCAAATTTGTTGAATTTGTCTTGATGAGAATTTATACTTTTTACTAAATCCCAGACGTGTTAGTATGGTAGGTTTAGCAACCTTCTTAAGCTCCATGATTAATCGTCCGGTTAACTCTGACATAAGCTTGAAGTCCATATGATAACGTTCATCTCTGAAGGTGAACTCCATAGCTTCCGTAACTTTAAACATCAGTTCATGATATGATAAGTCAAATACCTGTGGAGTCTCTTTAGTTTCACCGTACAGGTCATTCCAAGTCAAGTCAAATATCTTTGATGCAGATAGTTTAAGGTTGTCTGCAAAGGCCATTACAGCAACATTGTAGCCATACTCATCCTCTAAGATGTTCTTCACAATAGAACATGAGGTGTCTTTTCCAGAACGTGCCTTTCCAGTAAATGCGATAATATTACTCATTTTATCTCCCTTAATTACTAAAAAGCCCCCAACTAAGGAGGCTTGTAAGATTTATAAAGACTTAGTGCAGTTGCTCAGCAGACTCTTTTTCAGCCATAGCTGAGATTTGCTTCACAAAATCATCACCGAAGTTAATGCGTAGTTTCTCTTCAATGATTGAAGCACCAATGTTCACCAAAACATCATTGATTGCTTGCATACTAACGCCACCAGTCATTTCCTCAATGAACTCAATACTCACACCCATCATCTGTGACAGTTGGATTAGTGCAACGATATTCATCATCGTAGAGATAGCTGGAATCATCAGTGCAACTTTCACCTGAAGTGGTTCAATATCAGCTACAGAGTCATTTTCAACAGCTTCTTCCAAAGACTCTTTAGTTTGCTGGATAATCTCTTTGATTCGTGGGTTTAATTCTTCTACGCCCCAATCAAGTTTTTCATATCGTGAAAGTTTCTCTTCCATACGCTTCTCAAGAACAGCCATAACAGCACTCGTTGATGAGATAAGCGTATCAATAATGAAATCAGTGTCCTTAGTCAGCAACAGTTCCTTATCTTCGTCTGACATTCTGATATAGTCATTCTTTTGCATTTCATAAAAAATGAACTCAGCAAGTGCATCAACACCAACCGCAATAGATGCCAGAGCAAGTGTAGTGTCTGTCAACATCATGTTAACCTGTTCTGCAAAAGCACCGTTATCAGACTTGTCTTCAGACAAGTTATAGCTTGCAGGCATAAACTGTTCTGTGTAGTTGTTGCCACGAAGAATCATAGCCATGCTTTCTACGGCATTGATTAAGAACGCTTCGTCAACACCTTTTTCTTCAAGCATCTTTTCTACATCGATATTCATATTATTTCTCTCTCAGTTGGTTAAGTTTCTTTCTAGAACATTTTAAGTTTTCTGATGAAGAAAAGTCAAGTGTCTTTTCAGAACGTGGATAGTAATGTCTATCCCAAGAAGTTTCAACATCGTTAATCAGTGACGCTAGATTACACAGGTCTGTACCACTTTGCAACCTCTTTTTAAGAGAATCTAGTAAAGCAACTGTGTCTTTAGCTTTACGCCTCGCTGTAGCAACATCTTTCATATGCTCAAATACAGAGCATTTTAAGTCATCTTCATAGTTTTCAGACAACTCTATTTCATGTTGTATATCAACCATTCTCCTGTGATGGTGAGCATATTCCCGTTGAGCAGCAATGTCAAGTTCTTCCAACTTCTGCAAAGCTCTAACAAAGTCAGCTATGTCTGGGTGAACAAACATTTTCTGCATGTAAGCCTCTTTTAAGTAACTATTAAGTTTTAATCTTTTATCTTAACGTATTCTATACGTTATACTTTAAAGCTTTTTAAAAGCTATTAAATAATCTTTTAAGAGTTTTAAAGTATCTGTATAGTTAAACTGTTAAGTAACCTTTTAAGTAAAAACCCACTTCGCAAAGATTAACACCTTGTCAAGTACATTGTCAACTTGCTTTTTATAATTTTTTGCAGTAATGTATGAGGTTAATGATTTTAGAGGGAGTAAAAATGGAAAACGTAGATTTTAAAAACTTACATTTAGTTGGTGATACAGAAACTGATGGTTTACTCCTTGAGTTCACTAAGGTGCACGTAATGGCTTTCGCAGACTATAAATCTGACGATGAAGAGCCACCTGTATGGGTCTTTACAGATGAACCTATCCTCGGTCACAAGTATACCAAGTACATTAAGGGTGGTTTGCGTGAAGGTATTGAGTTTGCGTTAAAGGCAAAACGACTTTGCATCCATAATGGTTTAGGGTATGACTGGTGGGTTTTCAATCACATTGCACCTGATTTGTGGAACTTTGATAATCCAAAGTGTAAGCCGTGGAGTAATTTCTTTCAGGATTCTCTTATCCAGTCTCGTGTTCAGTGGATGGATAGACCAACTCCAAAGGGCTATAAAGGTGCTCATGGATTGGCTGCATGGGGTGCTCGTGTTGGTGTACGTAAACCAGAGATTGAACATTGGGGTGTGTGGAATGCAGAAATCTTCACTCGTGTTGTAGAAGACATCCGTATTAACGCCAAAACTAAACGTGCACTGGATAATGAATATCTCAAGCTAAAGAAGTGTGGCATAGACACTTATGAAACCTACATGCGAGCTAAAGAAACATCTTTCTGGATGAGTCAACAGGCTATCAATGGTTGGAAAGCTGATAAAGAGCTTATGGAGTTTCATGTAAAGGAACTTGACAAATTGACTAATGAGCTTGCTTCAGAAGTTGAACCACATCTTCCTCCAACTATTAAGACCAAAGGTAAAGTCACTGGAGAAGAGTTTGCAAAAGCTTGGAATGAGTATGTTGAAGCATTCGGTCATGCAGATGGACTGAAGAGAATTACCAAGTACCCTAAGACAAAGTATCGTCAACAGGTACGTAACGGTGAGATGCAGACATATGAAATCAAGCCATTTGGTAAACCAACTACCAAGATTTTTAACATTGAAAAGCGGAATTGCTATACACCAACCAACTCTGTAACTGGCGAAGAGTACAAGGAAGGCTTTGTAGCAATGAAGGATGCTCGTGCAATTTGCAATGAGTTGAATGCAAAGATTGGTAAGAAGTGCAAAGACTGGAAGCCAGTAAAAACAGTTAAGACTGTGAAGTACTATAACAGCCATGTTGTTAACCACTTTGAGCTTGAGTCAAGTCGCTACACAGGTTTGATTGATGCACCATATACACCAATTGAGTTCGAAGTTTCTCGTATGACTCAGGTAGCAGTTGTTAAAGACTACTTGAAATCAGTTGGTTGGATTCCAGATGACTGGAACTATAAGAAAGACTCTGATGGTCGTCCTGTTAAGGTTTGTCGCTTCAAAGACAACAAAAAGATGATTACAAAACATCCTAAGTGGGATGAGATGGTGGAACGGTGTGGTTTGAGTTATGTTGAACATGAAGGTGTCCAGTACATTGAACATAACTGGTCTGTGAAGAAGTACACAGATTTGCTTGAGCCTTGCTTAATCCGTACTTCACCAAAACTTACTGAATCATCTTATGATACGATTGAAGGTGAGCTTGGACAGAAGATTGCTAAGTACTATACTTTGATGCACCGACGCAGAACTATTGAGAACTCAAAGGATGATGAAAAAGGTTGGCTGAACCAGATTCGTCCTGATGGTCGCCTTAGTGCTGGTGCAATGGTATTTGGTACTTCAACTGGACGTATGACACAGTATGGTATTGTAAACGTACCGTCTGGTGCTGCTGTCTATGGGGAACCAATGAGGGCAGTGTGGATTTGTGAAGAAGGTACTAACGTTGTCTCTGTAGACATGAACTCAGCCCAGCTAGTCCTTCTTTGTAACTTTATGGGTGACAAAGACTTCACCAAAGCGGTAACGCAAGGTAAAGAAGAGATTGAGTTTATTCGTCAAGAAGATGGACGCTATTACTGCAAACACTTTGATGAGTACCTCAATCCAGAGGTTGATAAGTACCTACGCTATGACTCTGAGAATGACCTTTACGTTGTCTATTCAGGGACTGATGCACACACACTGAACAGTATTTACTTTAGCTTGAATGATGAGCAGGATATCTTGACTTGTCGAGCTACTCAGGATGAGAACCTTCTTCATGAGATTAGCAAGGGTCGTAAGAAAGCTAAGAATGGTATCTATGCACTACTGTTCGGTGCAGGTGATGAGAAGTTTGCTAAGACGATTAAAGCTGCAACTACTCAGGAAGGTGCACTAACTAAACAGACTTACTTTATTCGTTTGCCTAAGATTAAGAAGCTACTTGATGACTTGGAAGCTGACTACAAAGCAACTAAAAAAGCACTTGAAGAGGTGTTTGGTAAGACTGCTGCAATCTCTAAAGGGGGTTTTGTAAAGGTTGCTGGAGCTTGGTTGTGGTGTAAATCTCCACACAAACTGTTGAACTATCTTTTGATGGGTTCAGAGGCTCAAATTCAGAATGAGGCAATTAACCTTGCTTGCCGTCGTATGATTGACGAAGGTTTGATGAAGTTGAATGGTCGTCAACCAGCTATTGGTGCTCGTTTGCTCTGCGCATATCACGATGAGACGAGTTGGGAATGTCCAGAAAGTATGACGGCAGATGTGAAAGCAGTTACTGACTGGTATTATGGACAAGCTTCTAAAAACTTAGGTCTTAAGAAAGAAACACTTGTTACAGGTACTGGTAAGGTTGGTAAAAGCTGGCTTGAAGTACACTAATTAGTATTGACAAGGTGCTCATGGAAGAGTACCTTATACAATATCTTATATAGGAGGGCTTATGAGCCACCGTGGAAGAACCCATGCAGCGATGATGAAAGGTGCTTCAAAGGAGACTATCAAGAATCGTAAGCAGAAGTTGTTTGAGAGAATGAACAGGCTAATTGACAATTCATCTCTTTCAGGTTCTGAGAAGGTTTTCTTGAAAGGCAATCTGAAAAGCATTGCACAAGAACTTATTGACATTGAGTATTGGAGACATCAAAAATGACACTTGCAGACGTTATTCAGCAACTTCACGACAATTGCTATACTCCAGAGTTGATTCAGGAGATGTCTATTGTGGTAATGCCTTGTAAGTTCGTAAAAGCTTTTAATGGCGAATCTTTAAGGTCTGCACATATCCTTATTGTTGACGGTAAGATTGCAAGGGACCGTACAGGAGTCCTTAAGGGTGAACGTATTAGCATTGACATCTGAGTATTGGAGATACCAAAATGAAACGCAAAGTAAAATTCTTTAGTTTATATGGAAGAGTCGGTAAAGGTTTTGATTGGCAACTCCTACGTTCAGATGTTAAAAGCAACGAGTTAGCACAGCTTATTATAAACTATCGACGAACGTACAGAGAAGTAGAACATCGTGAACAGTAATAGGAGAAGTATTATGTGGAAAGCAGTAATTGTGCTTAGTGTTATCTTTCTATCTGGCTGTAATCCCTCTTACGAGGACAAAAACGCTTCTTATAGCTTCCCACCAGAGATGCAAGATTGCAAAGTCTATAAGTTACATGGTGATGCCATAAGCAGAGACATTGTTGTTGTCAGATGTCCAAACTCTCAAACAACAACATCTTATAGCTATGGTAAAAATGGTCAATCACACACTACTGTTATTGAGTGAGGTGTTCAAGATGGAAGTCCTAGTAAACTATATCTACTGTTATGATGTTGTGCACTCCACTACAACCGTAGCTCAACGTAACCCAATCGTCCCACGAGAAGGTGAGTTGGTTCGAATCGAGGGTTGGACTTACACTGTGGAAAGCATCATTCATAAGTTTGATGTTGCTGGTGATGTTCAAGTCATTGACGTAGAGATTGGTGGTAAGAGAAAATGAAACCTAAGCAGACAATGACAGATGCAACCTTCACAGTACACAGTTTCGATAGATTGCACATCAAAGACCCAAAAGATACACCAAAATGCGTTGTACATTTTATTAAAAGGCATAGTAACATGTCCTATATGAAATCTGACAAAGGCAATAGCACAAATGAATAAAGAAGACAAGCATAAAAATGCTGTACGGACTCCTGATGGAAAGGTTCAATCCTTCATCCTGACAGTTGGTGGAAAGCCGTTTCGTTGCCACTGCAGAGCAAACTGTTTTCATAAACCAGACAAAAATGACTTAGAGCTTTACGCATGTAATGCTTGCAATACTTGGTATCACTCAGAGGAATAAAATGACAATACTGTATAAACAAAATAAAGATGGCTCTTTTAACGTCTGGTCATGTGTCGCTGTAGGTGACAAAGTTGTTACCACGTATGGCAAAGAAAATGGCAAGATGATGTTTGAAGAGTATACAGCAGAACCTAAAAACATCGGTAAAAAGAATGAGCGTAACGCTGAACAGCAAGCTCTCTTTGAAGTTGCTGCTAAGTATAAAAAGCAAGTTGACCGTAAAGGTTATGCTTACACAAAAGAGTCTGCACAGAATACTGAAAAGGTAGGTGTACAGCTTGCTCATGATGCTGCAAAGGTTAGTCACGCAAAGTATCTGAAGTTCCCTGCTGATGCTCAACCGAAACTTGATGGTGTCCGTTGTAGGATTTCAAGAGATGCTGATTTAGTTAACTTCACGGCTTATTCTCGTGAGAATACTATTTACAACGTCCCAGAAGAACTAACCCCAGATTTGCTTTTGTTGCTTAAATTGCATCCACAAGTCGAAGACTTTGATGGTGAGATTTATGCTCATGGTTGGGACTTAGAAGATATTGTGTCTATGATTAAGAATGCTGACAATCCAGACCGACATCTACTCCAGTTCTACTGGTACGATATCTGTGACAGTACTATGACGTGGCCTGAGCGTAGAGATATTATTGAGACTTCACCATTGAATGACTTCAGAGACGGCTGTAAAGTTGTTCCTGTTAAGTCTCGTCGTGTAAATTCTTGGGAAGAGTTTGATGAAGCTCATGATAAGTGGGTTGAAGCTAAGTTTGAAGGTGCAATGTACCGTTCAATCTCTGAAGACTCCTTCTATGAGTGTTGTCACCGTTCATACTTCTTGATTAAGCACAAGAAGATGCACACTGAAGAGTTTAAAGTGACTGGTGTAAAGACAGATAAACGTGGTCATGGCAAGTTCGTTGTAGAGACTCTTCCTAATGTCTTTGTAGATGTCTCATGGAAGACTACTCATGAGAAGAAACAGTATCTTGCTGAGCATCCTGAAGAGTTTATCGGGAAGCCTTTAACGGTTCAGTTCCAGAAGATGACTCGTAAGGGGTCTTTACAGTTCCCTGTTGGGCTGGTTATACGAGATTATGAATAAAAGTTGTTGACATAGAAAATTTGGTGAGTATACTGAGCAGCATAAACCAACGGGTACTCACCAGCATCACTTAAGAGTCTTTTAAGAGGGTTTTTAAGTGATGTCCGGTCGGGTGAGGTAGGGTTAAGTATTGTCCGGTACGGTCGGGTAAAGTACGGTACGGTAAGGTAAAGTAGGGTATGGGTAGTTAGTCTCAGCTACATTAAAATGAGACTTACCTTTTTAAAAGGTCTTTAAATAGGGTCTTTTAATGAGGTCTGGCGCGGTAGGGTCTGGTCTTGTCCGGTCGGGTATGGCATGGTGTTGTGAGGTATGGGTGGATGGTAGTAGCCACATTAAAAATCTACCAAGTTTCTAAAGAGTCTTCTGTTGAGGGTTCTTTACAAACAACTTAACAATAAACTAAAGTGTGGAGCTAAATGCTATGAAACTGTTAAATATCAAAATCACTGGTACTCGTCCTTTCCTGAGCCACGCTGATACGCTGTCAGACCCATTAAATCCTCTGACAAAATATCACAAGTCTCTGTCCAGTAAACGTAAAAAGACTGACGAAGACTATGCGCTCTTAGCAGAAAGCCAACTGGTAACTTCTTGTTACTACGATGAGCAGTTAGGTTTTGTTATGAACGGTGAGATGATTGAGGCTTGTATCAAGTCTGGTGCAAAACTCAACAAACTTGGTAAGGTAATTGACCGAGCCATTATGCTGACAGATGTAGTCTTCCCAATGACTATTAAGAACTGTCCAGCAAACCCACAAGAACTTGCTAAGAATCCAGACTTTATCTATGCTAAGTCTGTTAAGATTGGTACAGCACGAGTTATGAGCTACCGTCCAATCTTCCGTGACTGGTCTGTAGAGTTTGGTTTGATGTTCGATGAAGAACAAATTACCAAAGAAGAACTCTTGATGGTTCTGGAAAATGCTGGCAACCTTTGTGGTGTAGGTGATTGGCGTCCACGATTTGGTCGTTTTTCTGTAGAAGTTATTTCAGAAGGTAACGTTTAATTATGAATACAAAAGCATTAGCAGCAAAGTTTAGTTACGGTGACACTGTATCACATTCTGAGATGGATACCTTCTTAGGTATTGTGAAGCCAACTTATCAAGGTGACATTGTTAAGTACGAAGATGAAATGAAGGCTTATGCGCTTACACGTCTAAACCGACTTGAGAAGTTTATTGAGAAGCTTCTTAAAGAAGAGAAGATTTATCTGGTTGCTTCAATGGGTGTTGGTTATCGTGTGGTTGAACCTAAGCATCAAGCAACTATTGCAAAACGTAAAATGTCTGGCAAGATTGGTCGAGCTTTAAAGCAAGCCACTCAAGCGATTGAGAATGTGAACACTATGGCACTTAGTCATCAAGAACGTTCACGACTGATTGAACAGCAAAACCATTTAGCTGCTATGAAAGCTAACATTAACAAGCAACGTAGAAAACCTTTCTAAGTTGACTAGGTAGCCTCTTCGGAGGCTCCTTTTTAAAAGGTCTTTAAACAGGGTCTTTTAGTAAGGTAAGGTGCGGTCTGGTAAGGCATGGTATGGTTGGATGAGGTGAGGTATGGGTAGTTAATCGGAGCTACATAAAAATTCGATTACATCACTTAAGAGTCTTTTAAGAGGGTTCTTAAGTGAGGTGTGGCACGGTAATGTTAGGTAGGGTCAGGTCAGGTCAGGTGAGGTAAGGTAAGGTAATGTATGGAAGGATGGCAGTAGCCTTATAAAAAATCTGCCAAATAAGCTATAAAATCTGTTGACAAGTCAGGTGTTATAGCTTATTTTTATACTCAACGTAATACAAAATTTAATATAACTTTGAGGTCATTATGAAAAAGATTTTATTAGCTGCTGCAATGGTTATGGCAATAAATTTACCAGTCAATGCAACAGAACTTCCAAATGTGGACTTATCAGGTGTTCCAGAAGACACTTGTCAGATTGTTAAAGGTGTTGCTCTATCTAATGGTGAGTTGCTTAAACCAATCTCTGAAGAGTCTTTGACAGAGATGACGGATAAGGTAACTGACTATCAGTATCGTGTTCTTGCAGAGTATTTCCTTCAATCTGCAAACATTAAAGAGAAACACCGTGATGATATTGATGTACAGGCTATGCTCAACCATCGTATCCAGTTTAAAGAAGATTTGATGCAAAAAGCTATGTATGGTGTTGAGTATTTCTTAGAAAACAGAAGCTGCACAGGTATTTGATATGGCTCTTAAAAAGTTACATCCCAGAAGCGGTTATGGTAAGATAATTGACGATACAGACGGCTTTACAGTCTTTACAGTTATCTGTCAAGATGATTCACAGATTGAGAAGGCTCTTGACGATTATCTCAACGATGAACGTGAAAAGGTTAGGGCTACAAACATAGATTCATTGATTGACACTTCACGTAAACGGAAGAAGAAAGATGAATGAGGTTTTTGACCCTTATGCTCCACAAGATGATTGGGAGGCTGACAGAGAGGCTGAAATGGAGAGTTATGTTTGTCCAATGGATGTAGACGAAATGAGAGACTTCGTTGCACATCGTTTTAAGAGAGAGATTAAATCCAGAGGTCTTTCTCAAGAGCAAGTTGCTAAAATTTGTGGTATCTCTCAGGCTCGTGTATCCAACATAATTAATCTCACTGGTAATGTCTCTCTTGAGTTTATGTTGGAAGTATGCGAAAAATTTGGTGTTAATTTCAATTTAAGGTTGGCAGATTAATATGAAACGTGAAAACATTATCCACTCTGAAAACTTCGCATTAGGCTTTTATGGTGTACCTACTCACCTTGAAAAGTATTATGGTGTAAAAATTCTTTCCAATCTCATTATGGCTTACAAAGATGGTAAGATTAAGCATACTGAGAAGAAACGGGTCATGGGCTATATGGCTGTAGGTTCAGCAATCTCGAACATTAAGCTGGAAACAACTAGCAGCCAGATTGTGAAAGACCACTTCATCAAAGAACTTTACCACAATCTTGATGGTGTGGATGTTCAGGCTGTTTGGCTGGATGTTGACGGTCACAACTACACAAGTTTTGTTTTCAAAAACGATGACATTAAGTGCTTGTTCCCATAATAGGTGATTAACTATGATTGATATCTACTTACAAGATGCTCATGCAGACTTCCTTAAAGAAATGCTTAAAAAGTTTATGGCTTCACAGTATGAGAATGAAGCATCTTTTAAAATAGTTACATGTGGCGACGAAGCTGGTTTTGTTGAGATTGAGCATGAAGGTACTGGAAAGACTGTTTGTAAGTTACCTGATAGTATGTTCTCTAGCACATTCTTAACAAAGACTAGCATAAATGTTAAGCTTGTACCTCAGATTGAAACATACTCTGGTACAGATTACCCTAAAGGCTTTAAGTCACTGATGAAGTACTTCTTAGATGACTTTGTGAGTAATCTTCTGAGAGAGGTAAAAGAAAGTCGTACAGTGTTGACTGTAGAGAATATGGGAGGAACTATCAGGGTTACTTTTGACTGCTTTGTTATGAGCCTCTTCGACTTCGTTCCTAAGAACTTTGATGGTATTCTGGATGAAGAAGATGACTGTGTAGATTTTATATTGGTTCTTGAACCAGTTTTTGAGGTTAAATAAATGAAAATTGAACACTGCTATGAGTCTGACGGAGCACCTATCCGTTGTCCGCATTGTGGATGCACAGACTTACAAGGCGAGGTAAGTGAAATAGTCAATGGTCATATTGCTGAAGAGAGTACAAGGTGTACAGAGTGTAGTGAAATTATTGCTTTCTGGGCTTATGGTTCATACCAACCTGTACCACACTTAATCTACCATAGCAATAAAGCTGTGAAGACTGTTATCAACTGGTTCATTAAGAAAGGTTTTACAAAATGATTAAATTAATCTTTGCAAGTGGTGAAAATGGTGAGTTTGGTACTCCAACTGGTATGCCGTGGCCTCGACATAAGCAAGATATGCAAGAGTTTAAGAGACTCACTAAAAACAACTTAGTAGTGATGGGTAATGAAACTTTCAAGACTCTGGGAAGTAAACCTTTACCAGAACGTGCAAACCTCATCTTAACAAACTCTGTACCATATTTAGGCATAGATTTTGGCAAAGATGATGTAATGTATGCTAAGGCCAGCAAAGAATCCTTTGGAGCATTTTTGAACTATCTTGATAGCTCTATTGATGAAGATGTATTTGTAATTGGTGGTGCAGGTGTCCTTGTCAATGCTTTACCGTATGCTGGTGTAGTTTTCCATACAGTTTTCCATAAAGTTACTGAAGAGGCCACTGTGCATTTACCTTTTGAAAACTTCTTTGAGAAGCTGTATGATAACCGTGTATTTACAAAGGTACAGTCAAAACCATCAGAGGATGGTAAAGCAACCTTTGAAATTTATGTTCCACAAGTAAAAGGACACTTTTGATATGTCACAAGCAGATACAAGTTACAAAAATATCCTGAACCATGTTTTATCAGTCGGTGAACTGCGTACTACACGAACTGGAGATGTTATCTCTGCATTTGCTCCACCACAATTTCGTTTTGATATGAGAACTGGTTTCCCACTTTTAACATCTAAACAGGTGTTTACACGGCAAGTTATTGGGGAAGCTTTATGGTTCCTGAACGGTGAGAATAAACTGGGTGAACTCCGTTACCGTACTTGGGGTGAAAATGACGGAGAACGTTGGACAATCTGGTCAGATGATTTCAAACGCTGGTTAAGCTCTAATTATTCTTCTGAACAAGATTGGTTAGAAGATGCAGGTGGAAGGATTTATGGGGTTCAGTGGAGAAACTTTGAAGGTCATAATGGTTGTGTTGTAGACCAGTTAGATACCTTAGTAACGAAGATGAAGGGTGATATCACAGACCGTTACATGCTTGTTAATGCTTGGAATGCAGCAGATATTGCAGCTAACTCAATGGCTTTAGCACCTTGTCATGTTCTGTTTCAGATTTATATCACTAACGAGGGTGAAGTTGACTTACAATGGTATCAGCGTTCTGTAGACACCTTTTTAGGACTTCCCTTTAACATTGCATCTTATGGCTTTATTCTGGAAGTTCTTTGTAAGATGACTGGATACACTCCACGGTACTTGATAGGTGTTTTTGGAGATACCCAGATTTATCAGAACCATATGAAGCAGGTTTATGAACTGATGAACAATGAAGAGTTCCATGCACCAACTTTTGAGATTGGTATCCCACTTAACACTTTAAGTGACTTAAAACATCTCACTGCAAGTGACTTTATTGGTGGTATTGATAATTACCAACATGCAGGAAAGATTGAAGCACCTTTGTCAGTAGGTAAATAAAACAAAAAAGGCTCCTTTTTACGGGAGCCTTAAACTTCACTTTTCAGTATTCTTTGTGTTCTTTTCAGTAATAGCTTGGAGGGCTGATACTGATTGAGCCAGATTATTCACACTATCAGAGAATTTATCAAGAGTCTTAGTAAGTTTTGCGTTCTCACCCTTAACATTCTCTAACTGGACTTTCTGGTTCTCCATCCCTAGCTGAAGCAACCTCATATCAGACTGTAAATCACGGATAGCTGAATAATTACTTTTGGAATAATTATCCAACTGCTGTAACTTTGTTGTGATAGACACTTCTTGTTTACCATCCGAAACTTGCATGGTGGTATACATCCCAATAACACTAAAAATACCAACTACAATTGCACCAATATTATTTTTAAAAGCTTCCTCTAGCCACTTCATTTATTCTCCCCCTTAAAAGCTTTTTCTAAGTTATCTACGAACTCATCATCAATAGGTGTGTCTGTTTTACTCGCAAGGTATCTTGCAAGCCTAAAGAACACTTTCTCAATCATGTATTCACTTAGAAGGGATAAAATGAGTTTCCAGAAGAAGCTACCTAGATTTTTTAGAAGAATTGCTAGGATTGTAGGCATTTAATCACCTCATCAGCCAAGATGGTGAGAATACCCTAAAGAATATTAACACCATCTTAACAATCAGTCAATAAGGGATTAAGCAGTTCTTACCCAAGCCATTAACTTGTAGAACTGGTTAGTAACACTAAATGCTGAACCAGAACCTGTGCTACCGGTGTTACCACTAACTGTATGGCTATGAGCACCAATACCTACAGAGTGGGAATGGTCGCCAGCACCGCTTGTAGTACCAGACCATGTATGTGTATGGTTACCAGTTGTGTTAGTGTTAGGAAACTTGTTATCAGTTCTGTCAAGCCAGTCAAGAGTCCTTGTCTTCTTGTTACCAACGGTTGTATACCCGTACAAAGCGTCACCACCGTTAACTAATAGCAGACCTAAGTGGTGCGCGTGGTTACCAGCAGCACTTGTTGTACCACTTACAGAGTGAGTATGACCACCAGTACTATTAGTTCCCTTTGTACCATAATCAAAAGATGAAGTGGTAGCAGAGAAACTGTGAGTGTGTGATGGTAAGTTACCAACAGCTAACGTTACAGAATCTGAACCACCAGTTGTAGCAACATCTGAACCATTTGCTGCTGCGATTCTGATAGTCCTACCAACACCATTGTTCAGGTACGTCCAAGTTAACCCAGGCAACACTGTGTTAGGGTCAACATTACTGTTAAACCACGTTACAATGCCAACTGGATAGATTTTGTTAAGGTCTGTAGAGTCACTTACTGCCTGTGCAATCTTCTGGTCAGTTTCAGCTTTAGTGTATGCACCGATATCTGAAGGGGTTGGTTTAAAATCAGTTGTATAAAGTTGTGCTTCTCCGGCATAGTCACCATTTTTGTCATAGGCATAGGTGAATGTTGCCAAACCGTTTGAACCGTATACAAAAGAGATACCCCTTGCATGTGCAGCAGACTTACTAGAGTGAGCAACATGAATTGCCAACTCTTTCAGACCACTAGTCACACTGTTGTTTCTGACAAAACCTGAATATCCAAGATTAAATGCTGAAGGGTTTTCAAGGTTATCTACAGAGACAGTCATTAAGGATTGATTTAATAACTGAGTTTTAACAAAATATCTAGCATCCAAGTTAGACCAATCAGAAGGTTGAACTTGACCAGTGATGGTTAGACTCTTATTGGCCTTAATCGCTGAAGTCATAAGAGTAATTTGAGTCCCAGAAAAGCTGTTGTTTAAGGCTACATCAGTAGAATTTGTACCACCTACACCTACCCACCACCTAGATACGTTCGCAGTATCAACACCACGGATATATTGTGGCTGCCCCTGTGTTAAGTTTCTTAATACTACGCCTTCATTGTTCGATACAATAGTCTGCACATTTGTAAAAGTGTTTGCCACATTAAGTTTAGCAAGATTACTCAAAGTAGCTGCTGGAATGTATCTAGAGTCAATGTTAGACCAATCAGAAGGTTGAACTTGACCACCAATTTGGACTGTTCTGCTCATGGTAATGGTGTTGCCTAATGAGATTTGTGTTTTTGCTAAATAGTTATAGATGTTTACAATGTTCTCATCACCGTCATTACCAATGTACCACTTATTAGTTCCATCTGATTTTCTTGCTTGGATATACAAAGCCGCAGTGGTATCTACATTTTGAAGAGTAATAGCATTAGCATTCTTCTTAACAACAAAGTTAGTGAAAATATTAGAGCCACTAAATGTATTATTACCAGCTAACTGTGCAAATCTCTGATTAGCTACTGTCTGAGTAAAATATCTAGCATCTAAGTTAGAGAAGTCAGATGGTTGAACTTGACCAGTGATTCTTAGTGTTTTGCTAATAGCAGCAACACTAGACAGATTAACTTCACAACCTGTCTTGTAGTTGTGGATAATAACATCATCATTCCCTGAACCATTACCTACATACCACCTATTAGCACCAGTGCTGTCCTGACCTCTAATATACAACGGTGAGTTCTCAGAAGAGTTTTTTAGTCTAATAGCTTCGCCATTTGCTTGAATAACCTGTTGGAAGGTAAAGATGTTATTTGCAGCTAATCTTGAGTATCTCGCATCATTCTCTTCATTAGTTCTCATCCCAAGCTCATTAGGACTTGGTTTATTCAGAGTATGGTAAACAGTTGCTGACCTTGAAGCATCTGCAACAGTTAGTTTAAGACCGTTTGCGTTAATTTTAAAAGTCTTTAAAACATCCCCGATATTAATCTCAGAAGAGCCTGTCGGGTTAAATACTACCTTACCACCATAAAGTAACTTAACAATCCCTAAATCACCCGTCATGGTACTACCAATAATCTGAACAAATCTCTCAAGCTTAAAAGATGCTAAGAAGTCTTGATAGGTCATTCGACGGTCTTCATCACCCAGCATTTCAGGTCTCTTTTTAACTCTGACATGAAGAAGGTCATCTGAACGGATTGTATCGATTGAGTTTAATTCACTCAATTTGTAATCTGCCATTATATATTATCCTCTTAAAAGGGGCTATAAAGCCCCTGTAAAGAAATTAAGCTGTTCTCTGCCATACATACAGTACGAATGATGGCTGCTCAATGTTGAAAGCTTGTCCACCACCAACACTATTCGTGTTTCCACTATGTGTATGCTCAGAAGAAGAAACTGTCACAGTACCGTTGTGTGTATGTGAACCAATACCAACTGTATGGCTATGAGCACCAATACCCACTGTGTGATTGTGGTTACCAGTTGTGTTAGTGGTAACGCTAAAAGAGTGGGTGTGCGAACCAGCGACTTCGCAGACAGCATCTGCTGAGTACCACGATTGGTCATTCCTTGTAGACCAAACCATTGCAGGTCTTTCCGACAGACCACCACCTGCTTCATAAGTCAATCTGTGGTTGTGAGCACCAGCAGCACTTGTTGACCCACTACCAACGTGATTGTGGTTACCAGTTGTGTTAGTGGTCTTTGTTCCATAGTCAAAAGAGTTGGTAGTCTTTGTTCCATAGTCAAAAGCTGAGATTGAAACAGTTGCATTATGAGTGTGACCACCACCACTGAGAGACACAGAGTGTGAGTGTTGAGGCATATTATTAACTGACAAAGTGACAGTTGAAGCACCAAATACAGAACCTGCTGGCCTTGTATCAGAGTCATAACCAACCAATGCCCTACCTTTTGAAACTAACTCCCAAGTACCTCCACAAATTAAGTATGTAGAAGGGTTTGCAGAGTTCATAGAAAGATGGATAGTACCTACTGGATAAGAAGCCTGAACAGCCTTGTACAAGTTATTTACTGCTCTTGCTGTAGCATACTTATCTGCATCTTCATTATACAGGTTAGATGTTGTCCAGTTCTGAACATTACTTAAACCAACCTGTGCCTTAGTTGTATTGTGTGGGTTACTCTTGTCCTTGATATGTTGCTGGACAAGGTTATTAACCTCTTCTGAAGACATAATCTGTAGATTTGCTCTTGCCTCAGCTACATTAACAATATCTGATAAGTTATTTGCAGCAACTAACTGAAGAGCATTAATAACATTATCTAAACCAATTTGTGTTTTAGTAACACCATGAGGGTTATTTTTTAGGCTTGAGTGTGGAGCAAGTAATTGCTCAAGAGTACATCTCTTATCCTCAATACCCTGCTTAAGATGGAAGATATCACTAAGGTCAATTGGTAAGGCTGCTTGAGGCAAGGCACTAATTTGAATTTCACCTACTGCCATTATTAAGCTCCTACAAATTCATAAGTATAAAGGTTTTTTGTGCTTGTTGATGCAGTGCCTGTTTCGGTCTTAATAAGCTTCCAGCCATTAGCCACTAAATCTGGTTGCGCAGTGGAAAAAGACCTTACCTCACCAACAGTACCATTTACTTTTTTCAGGAGATAGTTCAAGATATAGTTAAACCATTGGCGACCCATTGGTTCACCTCTTAATAAACCAGTTGCCTGAATTTCTGGTGGTGGTAATACTTTTAGCTGGTTACCATCAGCATCTACTTCATCTGTAGACCAATTTAAAAATGCCATTAAGAACTTCCTTCTTGCTGTGATTTATCTTTTCTACCTTTGATGATTTGAGCTACTTCAGCCATAACACCATAATCACCATCTGCTACAGTTTCTTTACCAACGATGTAGTCATCTGTAGCGTTATAATTTTTATTAACTTTTAAGTAGTCTACTGAGCCACTATTAGCTGTTCTATCAATTTTGAAATAAGCATCTCTTACACCAGCATCTGCTAAACTACCTAGTAAGTTCTTCTCTAAAGAACCACCTGTATTATTTGTAACCAAACCCTTGTTAGCCTCTGTAACAAACCAGTTATCTTTATCATCAACAATTGCTAAAGCTGAGTCAGCAACTTCTACAGGTGTCCAAGCAGTCCCATTCAGGGTTACATCCCTTAAAATAACTGCTGAGCCAATAGTTGTTGCAGAAATTCTTGCTAATGTGTATGCTGTGTCAATAACGTTATTTCTTGTGTTAACCCTGATTACGAGGCCAGCAGTCATAGGTGTAATATGCTCAAAAACCTGTGAAAATGTTGCATTATACAGTGTCATAATGGCTTTTTGCAAAAACGTAGGAGTGGTATCAGAGCGTCTTAAGAAAATCTGAATATAAAGCATTGCTCTATATGTTTCATCATCAGCACCAAGTGGTCTTGGAACTTTAATTAATGCACCAATATTGTCAAGTTGCTGTCCAATAGCCTTCCTGATATTCCTTTCAGTGTGCATTTGCCATGAAACATCTTCCAATGTTTGCAACTCATCAGTAATAGCTTTCAATAAACTTGTATAGATGAATTTATCTTTAAACTGTGTTACAGTTCTTTCATCGAGAGTCTTATAGTAAACGTCATCAATTTTCTGAAACATTATCACTCCTTAGTAATGGTGTACTGGCTACTTTCCCATACAGTGTATTGGTCACCATCAACAGTAATTCTTGCTGTAGTGTACTGTCCATCACTAGGTGGTACTGACTGGCTATTGGATAGTGCTACTTTGATTTCATTAATCTCAATACCCTTAATGACATTATAGATATACCCATAGATTCTATTAGGGATAACATCATTACCAACTTTCAAAGTTCTACCATAAGCGTTAATACCTTGAATAATACTGTCTCTGATATCTTCTTCTGGAATTGTCAGGCTTTCTTCATTATATAAAGAGTAAGACACTTTTACAAAAGCATACTTAGGTGTTGGTCTACTGAAGTAAATATTATGTGATAATCCACCTAAGTCATAAGCTGTCCCAAAGATAGCTCCATAAGCTCGAATACCAGCAGGTTTAGTGTCCCAGATTGCTTGAGCAACATTATCATTTTGACCACCAACTACAACAATCTTGAAAGATTTTGGTGGGAGTCCCTCTGGGCTTGTCTCTTCAGTATCATTTTCAACACCTGAAGCATCTGATACACCCTGAACCCTCTTAACAGCAGCTACGATTGCATCAAGAGTGCCTACACCAGTAACTGACAGGGATTCTAAATATCTCTGACGAAGTTCTGTATCAGTTTCTTCATTTCTACCTGTTGTCAGGTCATAACGGTTATATACACTGTCAAGACCATCTACAGTTGTTTCAATTTCGATAAGTGTCCCAGCTAATGCAGGGATTGCACCAAATTCCTCAGCAACAACATCATGGATAGTTGTAATTTTTGTGAATGTGAGGAACGTGGTAGCAGTCACCACCATAGGGTTGGTTCTTGCAATAATGTCGCCTTCATCTTTATAAACTCGTAATGCTGAACCATCATTAATAACTTCGGCTTTTGCTACGATACCACCATTGATTGCATCGGCGAGTTCAGTTAATAACACTGTGATTGTATCTGAAGACTTGGGCTGATAAGAGAAAATAACGTTATCAATAATAATAACATAATTTGCATCAGTTCGTAAAGAGTTAACTTCAAGAATAGCCTCAACACAGTATGAAGGGGTTAATGTAATGTTTGAAACTGGATAGAAGATATTCCCAGCAGTACTTCTTAATCTGGTTGTAGACGGAATTGTTGCACCTGTTGTTCCAGTAAACTCTACTTGACCTCTTGTAGCTTGAGCAACATATCTATACACAGCGTTTAAAGCTGTAATATCATCAAGGTTAAAACCTTCAGCTTTATCAATCGTTCCACCATCATAGATTTCTGACAGAATTTCATGGGTGTCTGCTAAAGACCTTGCAATTGAAGCTAGGAAGAGACCTAGCTGGCTATCCTCAGAAACGTCAAGGTTTGGTGAAATATCTCTAAGAAGTCTTGATTTGATATTATCAAAAATTTCCTGATATCTTAGAGTTTGTAATCCTGTTGTAGTTAATCCTGCCATTAGATATTAACCTCTTGCGTAATGTCTGTTAAAATATCTGTTGTAGTAGTTGCATCAAAATTAACAGTCACTTTTCTCTGGGCATTATCCATTGAAGAAGAATAGTTATAGATGTTGGATACATCTCTTGTTTCAACAAGGTAAGCTTTCATATAATTATCAAAGATAGAAGTTTTCTGTTTAAATTTGGCAAGTTGTAAATATGGGAATCCAGCAGATGTGTTAAAGAAAACTTCACCAGCCCTTAAAAGGCATCTAATATGAAGTCTTTGAGCAACCTGAGTAGCTTTATCATCTTCTGGGATAATTCTAATTTGGTTACCAGTAATCTTTAAATCTCCATGAGCCACATACACTGAATCTGAACCTAAAGTGGCAACATAGTCACCACCTAGATTTAATGCAAAGTCTGTTTTCATTATTGTGCCTCTGTAGTATCAGCCTCACCAGCAGGGTCTGTCCAGTAATAATGGTGTGTGTGTTCATTAAAGCTCACACCAGTCGTGTCACTGATAAAATCTGAACCATGTACTTCTTCTGTTACGTACAAGTTTTTAGAGATGTGTACATCACCTTCAAAGTAGAAGTTGCCATCATCAGTAACTCTTAGCACAGAGTCACCGAAATGTAGTCTAACTGCTGTTGGGTCTGGTTTAAAATTCTGTGTTCTTGTGCAGATGCCTACGAAAGCTACACAGTCTGAAATATCATGTGTTCTTCTCATGTTTGTTTCCATCTGAACATTCTTGTCATTGACAACGAAGTCATCTAAAGGTAACATTGAGAAAGCTAACCAGCATCTGTCATTAGTTTTTACGGGGAATGTTAAAGATGCTCCACCACCACTTGGAAATTGAACAGGTACACCAGTAATCTCTGGCATAGGTAAACCGTTAATAGAGTAAAGTGGCTTAACAGTGGCTGTTTGAGTCTTTGAATCGAAAGACTGAATAATGGCTGGTAAACCAGTATACAGTTCTTTTCTAAATTCATCAAGACATTCTGAAACATACCCAGACATTCTAGTAACTGGTGACTTCATTATTCCACCTTCTCTAAATCTAGTTCAGTTGTCCAAGCACCACCAGTAAAGTCAAGATTGTGAGAAAGACCTTTTACTCGATACTGTCCTTCAAAATCTTCACTTTCCTTAATAGTGATGTTATCACCCATCTTAATTCTCCCATCTAAATGGATTTTGCAACGAACTCCAGTTTTAACTTTAATAACAGTCTTATTCTCTTTTTTCAGAACCTTTCTAGTTCTTCTGTAGTAGCCTTGCAAAGAATCAATAACGTTATATGGGTAAATTTCCCAAGAAAGTTGTCTAGCCTTAGCATTAAAAGGAACTACTCGGATTTGCTTGTTAAATGTATACCAACGTAGACTACTTTCTTCACAAACCTTTGTAAGTGCCTCTGCAACACTTCCCCAAACACTAAAACCATTCTTGTAAGTGTAACCATCAATACTTGAAAGGTCTTCATCAATAAGTGAGAAGCCTAATCTATTGACTAAATCCCTAATCACACTTTTACGAGTTGTCCCTGCTTTATAAGAAATTGATGTCTTAATCGTGGTTCTTTCCATTTTATCATTGGAACAGATAACCTTTGTAATCATATCAACACCACGCTTATATGTATAAGCATACTCAATAGTTCCTAGATAGATTAATGGTAGATTATCATATTCAATAATAAGGTCGCCATTTGCGTCCCTTTTGAAACCAGTAGTGTAACCTGCTCTGAGCATAACTGTTGCACCAACAGTTTTGAATTTGGCTCTCATCTCTTTATTAAGGTTGTAGATTTCAAAAGTGGTATCATCGGAGGTTACTTTATTCTTCTGAGACGTATAAGACACATTACAAGTGAATTGTAAGTTGTCGAAATAGTCCATTTGCATAGAATCTTTAGCATGGCTTGTAGGTTTATCATTAAAGGCTGTAGTTTCACTACCTACAGCCAATTGATAGCACCTAAAAGAAGCCCCAGCAGTGCTATCTTTTACAGACATTATAAGTTCTCCATTAATCTCATATCTTCTTGAGTGTAATAATTAAGCTCAAATGCCTTTTCTCTTCCGAAGTTATTTCTGGTAGGTTGTAAATCAGTACCATACATTCGTTCAACAAAAAGCTCTCCAGCTAATGAAGGAATTACATAGCGTCCTGTGATTGATTGGTCTGCAAGGCATTTCTTTTCATGTAATAATACATTACCATCAACATCAGATAGCGTCAAGAACCATCTGTCAAGCCTCTCTTTATACTTTAATTCAATTACAAAGACAGTGCCATCCAGAGTTACAGTTTGTGTAGACCATTCTGTATCAGGAACAGGAATATATTGTGACATTAATAAGTCCCCTTTTTATTCGGATTCACTGAATGCTTTTGTAATGCTTTTCCATCTCCAGCAGTTCTGTTTAATGCTGCTCCGGCATTTCTCTCAGCCTCTTCACTGAATGTAGTAACACCTTTTCTTGTCTTTGCAGACATCGAACATTTTGCAAGAGCATTATCTTCAGCACTGGTAAGTTCCCTTACACCATTAGCGTCTAGGTCAAATAATAACTGACAATTTAGTTTACCGTTACCTAGACTCGTCGTTGTATTCCCTGTATTTTTCTTGGAAGTTGCACCACCGTCATTTGTGGTAGCGGTTTTTCCTGTTGCAGCCGAAATATCAGTCTGACCCACAATGGCTTTGAAGTTAATTTCCTGAAAAGTTAACTGGATTCTTAGACCATTTGAAATACCAACATCTTTAGATGCTTTAAAGCTCGTAATAATGGAGCCATCAATCTTGATACCATCTTTACAGATAACAGAAATAATTTGCTTCTGGTCTCTCCAGCTTTCAAGGGTGTCGATGAAGTTTTCTACTAATTGACCCTGACGAGTTAATAATAAGCTTCCTTCATAGCCAACTACAACGACACCACTAATAGTGATTGTTCTGGGTGCTCTTTGCACATTATCTGTGACGGTTTGCCCTGATTGCATGTTCTGTGTAGTAACCTGCATAGGGCTATCAAATTCCATGTTTTCAGTTGCTGATAAGGTTAAGAAGGCATCTACATTATCTCTTAAGTGGAAATAGATGCCATCTTTGCCACTATATTTGATTTGCATATTAGAATCCCATAACATTATTCTTCCTCTGGATAGCTTGAACTTAGAAGAATGTCTTCTTGATTCTTGTCAGTAATATCCACCATCTTAGTAGCAATTTGTTTACCATCAAGATTGAAAGTAACATTCAGGGTTTGTTTAGTCTGCATAGGTAAACCAGAAGGTGTCATCATCATTGGTGTCTGGTTAAACTTATTGGCAAAATTATCAATAGATGTTGATAACTTCTCCATGATAATCTCCCAATTAGATAGACCATTGTCAATTAACTTTCTGTTACCTTCAACATCTTGAGTGTACTGTGCAAACTGGAGTTGACCATTCTCATCAAAGAACATTGGTCTCTTCGGATTCGTAATATTTGCAACAGCATTTTCAAATGGTTTTGGGAGTGTGACTTCACTGTAGTTTTTAGCAGCATTTGGGTCTGTAGAACCTCTTAGCATTAGTGCAGAGCCAACAGTACCAAGTGCCATTCTCGTTGCTGTAACACCACCTGCTGCTGCGGCTGCTTCTCCTGCTGCTGCTGTACCTGCTGCACTAACACCAAGTCTCTGTAAGATTTTACCAAAGATGCCACCACCAACCAAACCACTTAGGAGCTTGACTGATTTTGATACTACAGCAACTGCACCACCAATTGTCACAACTGTTCCCAGAAATTCACCAGCACTTTTGATTAGTTTTTGCTGACTGTTGTCAAGGTCTTTATACCAAGCTCTTGCATAGTAGTATAATGCAGATGTTCTGTACATGAAGTCTGTAACGAAGTCTAGCAGATTACTAGCACCTTTTAACAGGTTTCCAATCACAACACCCAAAGCCTGTGTACTACCCATAGAACCTTGTAAGAACATTGCAACAGAGTTAGATAACTGTGAAATACCCTCACTAGAATTGTTAAACAGTGCTACAAGTGTGTTATCCCACATTGCCTTAGCTTGACCCATTGACGTAGCGGTCTGCTTAGACACAGCATTCATACCACCTGCTTGCTTGACAAGTTCAGCCATTCTTTCAGACACTTTAGGTAGAACGTCTTGAGCAAGCAGTTTACCGTCTTGCATCAGCTTATCAAGTTCTTGTGGAGTCTTCCCAATAGCATCAGCAAATAACTGCACAGCACCTGCTAAACGGTCACCTAACTGTCCACGAAGTTCTTCAGCCTGAACTTTACCTTTTGATGCCATCTGTTGGAATGCAACCATGATACCTTTTAAGTCTTCGTCAGTAGCACCTCTGATACGGGCAAACATTGCAGCATTCTTATAGAACTCTTGAGTACCCTGAAAACCAAGTGTTGGTTGAGCACCAGCAGCAAAGTTTGAGTACTGCTTCATAGTATCTGTGTAGTTCTGACCAATCTGATGTGCGAATGATGCAGCGAACATTCTGGCTTGCTGGGTATCTGCTCCAAAGATAGCTGTGGATGCTAGTTGTGCAGACTGTCTTTTTACACCAGCTTCAATAGTCTTTTGGGATAGCTCCAGCAAAGCATAAGCTGAAACAAATCCGCCAACTAATTGACGTAATGATGAGTTGGCTCTATCCTGTAGCCAAGCTGCCTCTTTAACTGATTTTAGTCTAGCATTTTCTGCAATAACCCAACGTTTGGTTACGTCGATGAGTTTTTTAACTTCCATCTCATACTCACCAACTTTACCAGTACCTTTATATCTGTTATAGATATTTTGCAGGCTTCCTCTGAAAGAGGCTGCCATCTGGTTACCTTGACCACCGATTGTTTCCAGTCTACGGGTTAACCCTGAATAGAAGTTATTATTAAACATTCTTTCCATTTGTCTCTGAGCAACATCTACTCTCGGACCTCTGGGTGCTCCACCACCAACAGGAGGGATACTCTGTCCACCTCTTCCTCTACCTGTCTTAATAGTGATTTTCCCGTCAACCTTCATAGCATCTCTTAAGGACTTGTTAATACCTTTTGCAGTCTTTTTTGCTTGAGTCTCAAGTCTTTTAAGAGATTTAACACCTTGTGAGTCAAGGTTCAAGGAACTGTTGAGTGCTTTATTGATTCTGCCCGAAGCAGACTGAGCATTTTTTACAATTCTATTAAGTGCTTCCTGAGAACTTTTATTAGGCTTCACATCAAAGGCTTTATTGATATTTCGCTCAATACGCTGAGCAGCTTGCATAGACATCTTCTCAACTCTTTGCAAACCTTTAATTACCTTTTCACTGAAACCAAGTTCCACAATGAAGCTATCAACTGTATATTGTGCCATTACATTTTTCCTGCTCTTCTAAGTTCGTTGTAAGCAATTTCCTCTTTATACGACCTCTGAATCTCAAGAAATTGTCTCAATGATAATAAATCAGAGAATGTCATAGCAAAGAGTTGGTCAAGTGTTTCTTTACACCCTTCCATACCATAAATAGCAAGCACAAATTTCATCTCGTCTGCTTCTTCATAGGTTGCCTCTACAGCAGCATCAGTTAGTGGTGTCTGTAGAGTGTTACCCATGTTTACTGAGAAGTTAGGCTTTTGAAAATGCTTGCTTCGAAAAAACTTCCGAAATTTGCCTCCAGCGCAAATGCTAAGTAATCAATAAATTCACCATAGTTTGCTTGGAAGTATGTATCAATATTAAGTGGGAAGTCATCAACAGTTGCCCCTTGAAATAATAGGGTAGCCATTTCTTCAAGGTTAATTTCTTCAATTCTGTCAAAACAAGCTTCAACAAGTTCTTTAAATGGAACCATTGGAGCTTCTTTCTTATCTTTATCAGTCAGACTTGATAGCATCTGTGCAAAAGTTGGAACAACAATTTTACCCAACTTCATAGACATCTTAATACCATCTCTTGCCCCAAGCAGAACGATATTTACTTTCTTACCATTAATTACTCTAGATTCTGTTTTCATTGTGATTCCTTAATACTTTTAAAAGAAACAAAAAAGGGGAAGACCTTTTAAAGTCTCCCCCTTATAGGATTTATTAAACACTTGACGCTGGAATTGTTGAAGTGTAGTCTAGCTTCTCACAACCAAAAATCCAAGTTTTAGAGTTCTGGTCACGACCAAGTTCAATCTGTGGTAATTCCTGCAACCAAGCATTAATACCAGTTGCCAGAACAGAGCCTGATGGGTCGTAGATTACGAAGTTAGAAGAGATATCTTCTTCAAGTTCCATATTGTCTTGTTTAGCTTGAATTGCAGAAAGCATCTGATTAGAGAGAGAAGTCTGCATTAGCTCAATCTCAATAGTACCTGTCTTGTCTGCATTTCTTGTCAGAGCAACCTGACCACCTGCACCTACAACTGGTGTAATAAGTGGTGATGTTCTCTGTAGACGTAAGAATGAATCTGGAGCAAAGCCTTCAATAGCAATGCCGTTCCAGCTACATACAACGTCTTTAGGGGAATATTGCTGATACATAGCCATTCCAATTTACCTCTATTATTCGTAAGCCACTGTACCTTTCAAGTCAACATCCAAGATAGCCCCTGCTAAGATACCTGCGAAGGTAACATCTTTCAGGATACGAGCTTTCTTGTCTGCCAAAGCAACTTGAGAGGCTTTAGGAACATTAACTGTGTAAGATGACAGGAAGTTTCTGTTGACTGCTCTTTGTAGAGAGGTTTCAATGACTTGACGAATACGGGTAATACCAGTATCATCATAAGTAATCTTACCACCCTTCTGGTTAATTAGCAAGTCTCTCAGAGAAGTTTTCAGGTCTGATTCTAACCAGTCAACACCACGGACGATATCAATCCATTCCCCACCAGAAGTAATACCTCTACGAACCACTGGAACACCACCATCAAGGTCAATAAAGTTACAGTGGCGTACATCTAAAGCTGACTTCTGAATACTTGTCAGAGGTCTCTTATTAGCTGGCTGTAGAGAAGCAGCTACACCAGTTAACTGTGCATTACCCCAAGCAATCGAACCTGCATCATATGGAGCACCATAAGCAATGTATGCCATTTCTGGGTAGTCTTCTGATGCTGTGTGATGCCACAAGCAAACGGTACGAGTGTACTGACTCTTAGCAAGCTGTGCTGGAACATCATTTGCACTAGCTAATTCTGTGCCTTGTAGTGCTGTTACATCAGAGTTAGCTGTAAAGAAAATCTTCTTACGAGCCTGAATCTCAGAAGCCATTGCTAAGACAAACTGTTGAGTTCTGTCTTCTGCTGCAATGAAATACCAGTCGGTAGAATAAGCTTCAATAGCTGCCAGAGCAGTTGATGCTGTATCAGCAGTTGTGCTTGCAATAGATACAGTTTGTGCTGTAGTGGTTACCTTCACAAAATCATTGTCACCAGCTTTAGTGATAATCATTGTGGCAGAACCATTGCTACCAGTTACGTTCACAGAAACCTTATCTTTGATTGTTGGGTCAGCTTCAATCTGTGTTTTAAACTGTTGCAACACCACTTCAGCAGTGTCTGAGTCTTGCGCTGTATACTGGTATGGTTGAGAAATTCCACCACCAGCAGCTACAGCAATCGAGTAGTCTGTACTTTCGGTAACGGCATCAGGAATTGATACAGTGTACTGCATAGCACGTCTACCAATATAAAGCTGAGTTACTTTAGGAGTCTGACTCCAAAGTTGTTTAGCAGCCTTATATGCAGCAGTCTTCTCATCGAAATCTTCAGCAACTTCAGTTAAGGAAGTGTAGCCACGCACTCTTTCTTCAAAGTTATCTGTTGAAGCTAAGAATAGTGGTAAACCAAAACCTTCTCTTGTAGTTCCTGCGGTGTTCAATGTAATATCTACATTAACAATTGGATTCCACATTTATTTTACCCCTTTGGAGTCTACATCTAGATGGATAGTATATTCTGGTGGCTCTTGTCCTTCTTCATAAACCAACTCACCATCAACAATGACACGCTCAATAATACTTCCACGTTCATCTTTCAGGACTGAGTTTTTTACAAGAGTTACAACAAGAGGTGCAGAATTTTCGAAATCTGTATTGAGATAAGTGTAATCATTCGGGATTGCTCCAGTGTCTAGTACTGTAGCTCCTGTTTCTTCAAGGATTAAATCTCTGACTGAACTCATCTCTAATCGTTGTTTAAGCTCAAGCATAATACTGTGAGCACCTTTACCATTCACCGTAATCAATACTGGAATCTGAAAAGCAATTCTGTAGCAAACTACATCATCCTCAACAAATTTATCAAGAACCCAACCATAAGGTGTTGCAGCATCTTGACAATATACGGTAATAAATGGCTGGTCAGGTTTTAAACCTTTGTCATTTGAGTTATCAGAAGGGTAAGCTCTAATTACGTTTGGTCTATTATTCTTATCACGAGCTAGTCTGTGACCAATAACATCCACTAAGGTTCTAACTAGACCTTTTTCAAGTTCTGCTGTTTCTAACTGCATTCATTTTATCCCTTCTAATAATGATATATTCATAATGGGACGTATGGGCTAATTGCTGTGACCAATCCATAGTCATAAATACTTCATACTCATGACCATCAATCATAACAATGTCAGACTCATTCCACTCTACATCATCTGAAGTTCTAAGTTTATATGTGGTATACAGGATTCTTGTATCAGTAAGTCTAATACCTTCCGGTAAAGCAATCTGTGTACCGTTCTTTACAGAACCTTTGATATATGGCTGGATATTACCTTTACAATTAACCTCTACAATATTTTGTGAAGCTACCCAATCACCATCATCATTATAATAACCATCTTCAGAGACTTTACGCTTTACTACAAAGCTGTGTCTATTTAAGAGTCTCATTTTTTAATACCCTTCTTAGTAGAAATTTTATAAGCAAGGTTCTCCCTTAAGTCACCTGTCTCAACAAGAGGTGCATTAAAGCCTTTTTTCTTGACTGTGGAAGGTGCGTTAGGAGGGAGGATAGCAGAATTACCAAAACCTCTTTTAATTGCCTTCTGAGCATTCTTTGCAAATGCTTCTAAGGTATTTGAAGGGTCTGTGTTGAGACTGCTAAGTTGCTTATATAGATTCTTCTTAGTCTGCTCTAACAAGGTCTGTTTGTTTAGCATCATAGTGATTTCAAACAACCTACGATATACTTTACCAGAAGCTGAAGGAACCCCAATAACTTCTTGCAAATACATTAAAGCAGGATAAGAAAAACCAGAGCTATGTTGACCTTGTTCTTGAAAATACCCAACTTGAGCATTAGCCGTTTGCAAGTTCTTCATAGCCCCGACTAATTTTGCTCTAGCGGGGTGAATAACCCTTTTAACCATTATTCATCTCGCTCGATAATAAATACGCCATTAACACGGTTGCAGTAATCTCTGCCTTCGTATCTGGCAGCATCACCATATTCTGTGTATTTCTTGACAGAGCAAGGATTCTGACGACGCATGTCAATGTCGCACTGGTTAATACCACCTGCATAGGGTAGTCCTGAAACAGAGCTTTTAACAAGGTCGTCATAAACAGCTTTCAGAGACTTGAATCTGGAAGAGTTACGTAAATAAACACCACCAACCTTCTCATCTCCCATCTTGGCTACTTGAAAGAGTAAATATTTAAGAGCTTTGATGGCTGCTTTCTTTTCATCCTTTCCAGATTCTAGATAGAACCACTCTAGCACAGACTGTTCAATAAGAATTTCATCATTATTGGTGTCTGTGCAGAGGATTCTTACTCTATCAAGAGGGTTATTGGCTGGGTCGCCTGTATAACACATTCATAACCCTCCTAAGTTTATCAGCCACCTTGAGCGTCAGCGCGAACATCTACCAGCAACTGAGGACGAGTACAGTATGGCAGCATGTAAGAGTGAGCTTCGAAGTCAATACCTTCGTCACGGTCTTTTTCGTATTCGAATACGTACAGTTCCTGACCAAGTGTATTTGCATAACCCATCTTAGGACATGGACCATATGCAACTTCGAAGATGTTGTTTGCTTCACCCAGCATAGAAACGTTAGGGAAAGCATGACCAACACCAACAGTGTCTGCTACGCTATCAATGCTCACCAGAGTGTGAACCTTACCACGCTTGTCTTTGAACTTACCGTTGTACTGGACAAACTTAACACCACCGTAGTAGAAAGTGTTCATATGAGCCTGAACGCCGTCAGTACCACCAGTTCTCAGAGAACCAGTAATCTGTTGCCAAGCCAGTGGAGTCTGCTGTGCAAGATAAGCATCACGAATCTTAGGGTGTTTAGTCAGCTTGCTGAAGAACACACGGTCAACAACTACGTGAATTTCTTCACCGTTGATTACAGTGCCAGTCTTAGCTTCATCTTCCATGTGCATACGCAGTTCTTCGATAGAAGCGTCGATATCCGCATTAGGGTTATCAAGGTCGAAGTAAATAGTCTTCTTCTCAACATCGAACTGCTTGTACAGGTCAGCATACAGCGTACCACGAGCATCAACAACTTTACCCTTCAGGGCTTGCATAAACAGGAACTCACGAGTAATATCGAACTTGGTACGAATCTTCATCAGCTTCTTAGCACGTACTACAGCTTCAGTAGTCAGTTCGTTTGCAGTGCCTGGCTGACGTACACCCTGAATTTCATCAGGAGTGATGCTTTCAACTTCTTTGAAGTACATCATTGGGAAGCTGATTTGACGAACACGCTCAGGTGCGCTAGTCTCTGCTTTACGGCTATCACGGTCTACCGCATCAAGCAAGCTAACATCCCAATCAGTCAAGTCCATAAGGAAAGTAGTTTGGGTGATTGGTGCTGAACGGAACAGACCTAAGTTGGAAATATACCCATAAGTATTTGGGATAGACTGGACTTCACCAGTCAGGTCAGCAAGGAAAAATCTGCTTTTTTCAGAATTAGTCAACATTGTAAAATTCTCCAGAATGTCTTATTATTGTTATTACAGGCCAGTTGGTACGAAATCAATACCTTTAGCAGCCAGAGCTTTCTTGACTGCGGCAGCATCAACGCTTGATTCAAGAGTCAGCATGTCTTTTAATTCTGCATCACGGTAAATACCAACAACTTTCAACTGACCGTGGTAAGACAGTTGTAGGTCTGCATAAAAGTTAACGATACATACAGAATCAGCCTGAGTTTCTTCTCCAGCTTGTACCTTAGTACCATCTGCTTTCAGAACTTCACCTACACGGTATTCTGTTGAAGCAACTGGAGTGTACTCTTTACGAGAGTGGCCTGTTGGGGTAACCTGTTCCCAAAGAATGATATCATTCAGAGGTTCTCTTTTACCTAACTTAGTAAAACCTTGATATGCCATTATTGTGTTCCTTATTTGATAAGAGATTTTAGAGCATTCTGGAGAGCCAGTTTGCGTTGTTCAGCGGTGTCTTCGGAAGCATTCTTAGCTGGTTCTTTTTCTTCTTCAACCAAATCAGCTTCGCCGTCATTACCCATTTCTTCCATAGCGTTGGAATGTTCAAGAACAGCACCAGCAGTTTCTTTCAGCTTGGTAATTTCTGATTCTTTTTCTTCCATTGCAGAAGCATGGGATGCGATAGTTTCATTAAGTTTCTGGTTAGCACCTTCCATAGCATTCATAAACAGAACACTCAGAGGGTTATCAAGACCAGCACCTAAAATAGTCGTTGCAGCTTCTTTTGCATCAAATCCAAAAGCTTCAGCAGAAGCAGAAATCTTATTAGTCAAATCTGACAAAGCAGCTTCCTGTTCTTTAGCTTTCATTTGAGCAACCTGAAGACGCAAAGCTTCTAGTTCTTGCTTTTCTTGTTCAGTCATTTCTTCACCTGAATTGTTAACGTTTAAACTTACAGGAGCCTCTTCAGAACCTTGTAAGTAATTTAAGAAATCATCTTGAGACATGATTGAGTTAATTAAACCAAGTTCAAGAGCTTCCTGAGCAGAATAAACATTCGCCTCAGTATTCTTTACAGCTTCTTCAGAGAGATTACGAGATTCGGCTACAAAACCTGTAAAGGTTGCGTAGGTATCATTAATTCTCTTTTGAAGTCTTTCTTTGCTTTCTTCTGAAAGTGCTTGGAATGGTGAACCCATACCTTTAAACTCACCAGCTTTGATGACGTTAATTGTTACGCCATTCTTTTCAAATGCCTTAGTTAATTCCTGATGAACCATGATTACACCAATAGAACCAACATCTGCATCTGGTGATGCAATAATTTCTTCAGCAGAAGATGCAAGAGCATATGCAGCGGAACAAGCGAACTCATCTACATAAGCAATAATTTTCTTTTGGCCTCTTGAAGCCATGATGTGACGTGCTAATTCAAAGCAACCTGAAGCTTCACCACCACCAGAATCAATATGCAGAACAATAGTCTTAATTGACTCATCTGCTAAAGCTTCGTCAAAGCCTCTACGTAAACCTTCATAAGAGCTTAGACCACCTGTACACATTGCATCAATGAATGTCATACGATGAGTTAAACCACCCATAATAGGGATAATAGCAATGTCATCTTTTACTTTTAAAAGACTTCTTGCTTCACCTTTGGGTTTATCAAAGTTTACTGCTGCTTGGACATCACCCAGCAATCTGTTATTCACATAAGTTGCTGCTGAGTGAGCTAATGATTCAGTGGCTAGTAAAGGTTGGTTGAATAATCTATCAGCAAGTCTGAAGATATTCGAACTCATTTTTACTCACCCTATTTGTTTAAATCTACAGAGACTGAAGAGATAACATAGATACCTTCTTCAGCAAAGAATTGAGGTTTGCTAAGAGCACCAGTTGCCACGCATTTATCGTTAGCATCCCACAAGCTATAGTGTGAGACCGTTGCAGAAGCTGGGACAGTAATATTAACTGTGTCTTCTGAGGCAATTAAGCCATTATCCGGTTCAGAAAAATAAATAGCCACTGGCTGAGTAACCTTATTTGCTGTAGGGTCTGCCGTTGGGTCTACATTGTGTAAAATAATAGTCGTTGGGGTTAGCGTGGCGAGGATTTTATTCTTACCATCAATAGTTAATGTTCCCATTAATTAAACCTTACTTTTTGTTTAAGGACTGTTGAATGGTTACCAGATTCATCTACCACATTTACAATCATATCATATACTTTACCTTTGACAAGTACTTTGTAATCATTTTGTGAAAAAATGTATTCAAGTCTGTTTGTTTCTTTATTAACTGTCATTGGAGATTGAAATGCAGTGTCGAGGGTAATGAAAGCGGCTTCAATGCTTTTAACATTGATACGTTTATTCTCGCAGTTATATAACTTTACACCCAAAAGGCATGAACTGTCAAATGGAATTTTAACAATTTCACTACAATTTCCTGAAATAAACGGTTTTCCACTCATTGGTGCATCAAGTAACCTACAAATAGTGAAAACGTCAGAGATTCCACCATCACTAACATAACCTGAAAGGCTGACCCTTGAGCCAGCCTCTACAGATAGCTTATCAGTAATGATAAGGACACCCCTATACGAATGCACTCGTGTAGCATTTGAAATAGAGATAACTTCAGCCATTATTTATTTGCCTTATTTGCTGTGCTTGGGTCTTTCGCTGAAGGTGTCTTTGCAGTACCTTCTCCAGCGGTCTTATAACCATCTCCTGAACGGCTTTGGCTATTCGGAGAAAGCTTTTCAGATACTGGCTGAGACTCATCAGCAGGAGGAAGACCAATATGCTCTCTAAGTTTGTTAGATAGCTCTTTGTCAACTTCCAAAGCACCTACTGCAACAGTCTTCTGAATATAAGAACCAATTGCTTCAAGGTCTGGAGTTTCAATATCATCATATGTGATTTGCACATGTTCTTCATCATCCCACATGTTAAGAGCATAAGTCTGTGCAACTAAGTCACGGTTAATTACGTTCTTAATTTGCTTCAGCAGAATATCTACTGACATTGCTAATAAGCTTGTCTTAGAATCTGCAAGAGAGAATGAACCATATTTTGATTGACCCATAGCAAGAACATCTGACATAAATGCCATCATAATCTGCTTGGAATATCTGTCAATGATAGAACCTGTGTCATATGCTTTAGCACCCTGTCTAGAAACTAATGAGAACTCAAAAATATCCTCTTTAGTATCTGGGTCGATATATCTAGGCCAGATTAAACCTGCTCTGTCATTAGCAATCATGTCATTAACAACAGTTTTGCAGTATTGTACGAAAGCTTTCTTTTCAGGTTCTGCATTTTCATCTAGATAATCTGGTGGTAAACCAATCTTTGGCATACCTACTAAGTCTCTTGAAACACCAACAGCTTCATACTCTTCAATCTGTACTTTATACTTCCACGGTACATAAGCATTAAGCAATGGTGAACGACCTTCTGGGTTACCATACTCATCATCATACTTAAACAACATAAATTTAGCTCGTGGAAGTTTTCTTGTTAGTGGTCTTTCTCCAAGATTAATTGCTCCAGCAATATGTGAAACATTTCTTAGATTTTGTCTGACACCAGTAACTTTTCTAAAGTCTTCGTCAAAATACCACTTATCAAGTGTTGACTGGTTTCTGATTGGTAATTTAGCCCACCCAATTAGACCATCATCAAATTTTGACTGGTACTTTCCTTTTTTACCCTGACGTTTCTTATAAACCTTTTCGTTAACACAGAATCCATAAGTGCAGAATGACATTACAGAGTTAATAAAATCTGCCCAATCATGCTCCATGTCATCCATTAAAGAATTAAAGAAGTCTGCTCTTTCAAGCATTTTAGGGTCTTGCTCTTTTCCCTTTGGAGGTACAAATCTCCAGTTGACTTTTCTGACAAACATCTTAATAATATTTACAGATGCTGCTACAGCAGGGTCACGCATCATTAATTGGAAAGTTTTAATACTTTCAGGGAACCTTAGTGCCTGACGAGGTTCTTCATAGATTCTACCATTCTTAACCTTCAGACCCAAAGAACCTACTTCACCCATTCTAAATGGTGGTAAGCTTTCTTGTGTTTCTGTAATTTCTGCCATTCTTTCACCTAGCTATCAACGTCTAAGCCCCTCATATGGGTTTCCTCTCACTAAGTCTGTGTGAGCACCCATTGATGGTGGCTTGAATAATTTAACTTCGTTAAGACTGTTGAAAGCATCACTGGTAGCATCCACTTGGTCATCTTTAGTTTTGCCATCACCACAAAAACCTTCAAGTTCTTGAAAGTAAGCTTCATTCCAACTACCTCTCAAGACTTTTACAAGTCCAGCTTCAGAAGCAGCAGAAAATCCCGCAAAGCGGGTAACTTTATCTTTATTTGTTGGTTTAGCTCTTGCGCGATAACCTTTCTCGGCAAGTTTCCTGATGAGGGATGTTGCATAGGATTTACCAGCAGCGCCTGGGTCTTGAGGGATAAAAATACCAGTTCGCTTACCGTCACTTTCAGCAGTCAAATTAATTTGTGTTTCGACTCCAGAGGGTCTATCTCTAAATCTTACTACATCAATGATATAATAGCAACCGTCTTTTTTAGATTTACCCATCTTAACACCCGCTGTCCAGTCTGGATTAGGGTTAATCTCAGATGGTAAAGTTGCTGCTAAGTCCCATGCTCTGACATCAAACACATCTTCTGGGAGTGAATCAACAATTTCACACCATTGTCTTTGCCAATAGTTTGAACCTTCTGCACGAGCCTTCCAGTTACCGAAACGAAGTCTTGCAACGTTTACAGGTGTGTTGTTTTCCAACTTACCACGATATTTAGGTTCTAAGAAGTCAAGAATTGGGTTATCATCAATCGTACCAGAGATGAAGGTGTATGTCTGAGGAATCTCAAGAGGAAACATTTCAAGAATCTTGTCTCTCTCCCAATCAGAAACCATCACACCATCATTCATAACATACCAACGGATACGACCACACTTCTCAGGGTCTGGGTAACCTTCTTCATCTAAGAATGGCTCTACCCAATCATAAATAAAGTGGTCTCTGTCTGGGTTCATGGAAATCTTCATGTATGAGTCACCTTCAGCGCCAGAACGCAGACGAGTCTGTAGGTATGAAATCTGTGAAGCAGAGAAGTGTGTACCTTCGTCAAAGTAGATAGCTGAGTATTCAATACCCTGATGACCTTCAGCGTGCTTTTCAAGTTCTAGGTAGGTGAACTTGATAGTTGCCCCAGAAGGGAATGTGATAGTCATCTTCTGCTCGTGAGGAACCCCACCAAACTTACCAAATAGTTTCTTTGCAGCAGGCCATAAACCACCTTGTAACTGTGTTGTATTTCGACGGAAATATACAGCATTATAGTTAGGGTCTTCAATAAACCTTAAAGAGTCCATTAACAATGCAGCAGTTTTACCAGCACCAGCAGCACCACCATATAAAACCAAGTCAGCATTAGTATTTAAAAACACCTCTTGAGAACCCGGTTGAGGGGCTACATAGTTCTTATCAGTCATTAATTTGAAGATAAGTCTAACTTGGTCTGGTGTGTATCTTAATAAAGTCAGAATTTGAGTTGGAAGGAATTTAGAGGGGTCTTTACCGAATGATTTAATAATTTCTTTTACTTCATCAGAAAGCCCCAACTCTCCAGCTAGGACTTTCCTAACATCTTCCACTCGCTTCTGCTTAACAGCATTTAAGTCCATTAAGCACCTCCGCAAATAGAATTATTCAGAGTCTGTAGCAGTCTCTTCTTTCTTAACTTCGAATTTAGCATCAACAGCATCAAGAAGTGCATCCATAGATGCCTCTTTGATATCAATACCTGTTGCTACAGATAATCTGTCTGCAATTGCCATGATAGTGTTCTGCATAAATTCCAGCTTTTTGTTAGCTTCATAAAGTTCTTTATAAACGGTCTCACTCATTATGTTTTCTCCAAATAATTAATTATGTTTCTCCTTAAAAAAGACGGTACAGAGACCGTCAAGGAGAAACCACAATGTACGTCAGAGACATACTGTATAAGGCTTCTTATAAAGTATAGCTCTGTAAAAAAGCCCTGTCTAAAAATACTCTTCGGTAGCGAAAGGAAGAATACTCATAGCAGGGCATTATTATTATTTTAATTGAGAGAGAGTAAAATAACTTGGAGAATCCGAAGGGACTCGAACCCTTATAAACCTGTTTTGCAGACAGGCACATAGCCATTTCTGTCACGGATTCAAATTGGAGGAAGATACCAGACTTGAACTGGTACACCGATTTCTCAGCTACTGGCAGTTTAGCAAACTGCTCCCTTACCTTTTAGGGTTAATCTTCCATTATTTCTGTAATGCGTTCTTCATTTCTGGTGTTGCAATAGTGTCAATCACACCAGTTTTACAAGCATCATCAAACCAGTCTGGTAAGATACCTGCTAAGAACCCATTGATATTCGTTTTAAGGTACTCTGCAATAAGGGCAGCTTCTTCTTCAATCATCTGCACAACTTCATCTGCATAAGCTGTAATCTTCGAGATACCTTCATTAATCTTACTAACAGCTTGGTTAGCTAAATCAGAAACAGTATCAAGACCTTTATCAATAGCATCTTGTAAGTCACTTAATACATCATTAACACCGTCTAGTGCACTGTTAATTGTGTCAATAGCTTTTTGACCATACTCTGTAGCAACACCCATAATACCACTAAATGGTGTACAACCAACTTGCTCTCCTGCTGCACCCATAACATTGGAGTAGCCTTTTGCTACCTGCATACGTGATGAAAACTCATCAATAGACTTTTGACCGTAATCTGTCAGTGTTTTAGTGGTTGATGTAGTGCTTGTCAGACTCGTTGTAAAGCTGCTAAGCAGAACTGTTGTAAGTCCAGCAGCAATGAGCTTATCCTTCATTGTAGGGTCTGTTACAGAGCTAATAGAGCTTACAAGTGATGTAGAGGCAGCTACGGTTCCACCGAGAACTGCTGCACCAGTAATAAGGGGATTAGAAAACCCTCTACCGGTTTTTAAGAGATTAAAAATCTCCTTACCTTGTTCTGTCATCTCTTTCATTAAGCACCTTTGAAATTGGTAGTCCAGTGGGATTTGAACCCTCTTCTCATGTTTTTCAGACACGCGCTTTAACCATATAAGCTACTTGGACTATAAATTGGGGTGACCTACGGGATTTGAACCCGTATAGACCATGTTCACAGCATGGGTCATTACCTTTTATGATAAGGCCACATTTAAGGACTCTCGTAAGAACCCTTAGAAGTGGCAGCGGCATAAGGATTTGAACCTTAATAAGACAGCTTCAGAGACTGCTGCATTGCCAGTTATGCTATACCGCTAAATTTGGTACTCCATATCGGATTCGAACCGATACATAACACAGATTTTAAGTCTGGCCTCTCTGCCAATTGGAGTAATGGAGCATTGGCGGGGGATGTTGGAATTGAACCAACTTCTTCGATTTCAAAGACCGAGGTTTTAACCTTGTAAACTAATCCCCTTTAAATCTTTACTTTCTTAGTGGATGAATAAAGAATGCCAACATAACTCTTTCCCTTGAGAATGCTCTTTCTTCTGGGACAACACTTTTAAGTTTCCATCCAACATAAATTCTCCAGTAGAATTGTTTACCGAAGATTTTAATTGATGGGATAAAGGCGAATAATCCCCAAGCGTTACTGTTCCACATCAGGAGATAACCTGTCTGATTATCTTCAGGGTCAGAACTTACGTTGATATTACCTTTCCACTTAGTAACATCTTTTACATCTCTTCCTAACACATGGTAAGAGAAGTTATAAGCTTTGTTTCTCCAGAGCCATCCAACTCTCTGCAAATAGACACCAAGCTTACCAACCTTTCTAATCTTAGCCCATCGTTCGACATGACCTTTATCACCATCAATTGGGTTATCATATGTCTCCATCCATCTGAATCCAAAAGGTAAGTGTCCTTTCTTCTCACTGTAAAATGGAACTACGAAAGGTGCTAAGATAACTGCTAAGATTGCTGCAAATGGCTCTAACAAAGCTAAGAAAATCCATGAAGCATACTTCAAATATCTCATCTAAATAGCCTCTTTAAATTGGCGCAGGATAAGGGATTCGAACCCCTATTAACAGCTTCGTAGACTGTTGCTCTATCCATTTGAACTAATCCTGCTTACCTACAAGAACACCATACAGTTTTTCACAATCTTTGTTTTTACGCCTATTTTTGAATGACGCTATAAACTTTTTTGCAATTGACTTATCACTCATAGTGTTCTCCTAAAATTGGTGTTCCAAGACGGATTCGAACCGTCACTAATACAAGGTTTGAGCTTGCATCCTCTGCCAATTGGGATACTGGAACATGGTACTCACTAAAGGACTTGAACCTTTTTCTTCATCTTGTAAGGGTGGTGTTTTACCATATAAACTAAGCGAGTATGAAAGAGGTCTGAAGTTGTGCCGCTAACTCAACTCCGTGGAATTTGTTACGGTCTTCAGTTGACACCAGCGGTCTTTCACTTGACCTCTGAATTGGTGCTGCTCACAGGACTCGAACCTGCATTTCCATCCTTACAAGGGATGTGTAATAGCCAATTATACGAAAGCAGCATTAATTTGGAGCATCCAGAGGGAATCGAACCCTCAACCTCAGTTTGGAAGACTGTAATTTTCCCGTTTAAACTATGGATGCACTAATTGGTGGAGAAGCAGGGAATTGAACCCTGTACTTAAGTTTGCAAAACTTATGTTTTAACCATGTAAACTACATCCCCAATGTTTGGTACAGGTGGAGGGAATTGAACCCATCGTCTTACTGATTAAGAGTCAGCCGCATAACCATTTTGCTACACCTGCATTAATTTGGTAGGAGACAAGGGATTCGAACCCTCAAACACCAACTTCTAAGGATGGTAGGTTTACCAATTACCGTCAATCTCCCATTAAATCTTTTTAGAGAACTTCTAAGAACCTAAGCAACAAGGTTCCACAACAAGCTGTAATAACCTTAGAAGCCCTCTAAAAAGACCTAAATTGGTCTTTGCATAGTCTTGTTTAATCCGGTGACTAGAACCTTTGGAGAGCTTGATATTATCTCTTCTCCGTGACACCTACTAGGTGCTTTACTGTGCGTGTACGACAATACACGAGGGATACCAAAGCAACATCCGAATGAAGCTTGGCTTTAAATCTTATTAGGCGGTAAGTAAAGGAGTCGAACCCTCACCGTATCTCTACAGTGGCAACAGTTTTCAAGACTGTTTGGCTGCCATTAGCCGCTACCTACCCCTAATAAGACTTTGGCATGGGACGGAGGAGTTGAACCCCTTTGAAACGGTTTTGGAGGCCGTTGCTCATGCCTTAGAGTCTTAACATCGTCCCACACTATAATTCGAAGCTTACCGTATTTTCGCAACACTGTAAAGCCCCTTCTCAGATTATTTACATGTTCTGGAAAACATGAGATACAGACCACCTCCTTACACGGAGACCCGATAAGGTCGTCTAAGCAATCTGCTAACTAATACTTTGCATGTCTTACCCTATGGCAATTTGAACATAGCAAAACACATTTGTCAAGTTCATCTTTTAGCTCCTGAGAGAACTTAAGACTTTTTCTATGACCAATGTTAAAATCTTTCTCTGAAGGATTCAAATGATGGAAGTCATACACTGCTGGATGATACCTTTTACCACAATCATGACAAATCCCACCTTTGTACTCAATAGCTGAAAGTTTAAGTGCTCTTTGTCTTTCTATGGTTTGCTCATTAACACACTTTTTACAGTATGAATGAGTTCTCCTACCATCTTTCATGTAGAAATCACTTTCATCCTTGCTAAGTTTGCACCTAATACAAGTTTTCATGATTTCATCCAAAATTGGTCGAGGCGGCAGGACTCGAACCCGCATACTCCACTTACTCGGTTAACGGCGGTTTAGAAGACCGCTGAGATACGCCCCGTAATTAACATTTTAAAGGGTACTCATTGCATTTAAGCCAAGCCCCATAAGGGATACCCTTTAGAATGTTGCCCACCTTATTAATCATACCGTGGGCTAGTACGCCAAATTCTTTGATGAGGGATTGGAAGACCTCACTGGTGTTTAGCCTATCAAGCTACTGCCAGAAAAACATTGTCGTTTGCATTTATTTTAAATTTGCAAAATAGACGCTACGCAACGAAAACTAAGGTTACTATAAAGTAGTCGCATCTCAATGTCAACAACTTTATTGAAATTGGTACTGGTAGGTGGAATCGAACCACCGATGTTCCCTTATCAGGGGAGTGTTATAACCTTCTTAACTATACCAGCTTGGAGGTTCAGATGGGAATCGAACCCACATTCATAGAGCTTATGAGACCCCTGCATTACCTTATCTGCGACTGAACCATATTGGTAGAAGTGGAGGGATTCGAACCCATCGCCTGTCAGATTAAAAGTCTGCCGCATCACCATTCTGCTACACTTCCATTAAATTATCTTTGTAGATAAGCTACCCAGACTTGCTTAAGGTCTGTAGCGATGTGCCTTGTTGGGTTTAAATCTAGAATTTACCCTTTCACCCTTTGTGGTCGCATACTCACAGGTAAGCTTAATAACTTATCTACAAAGACAATTACCAGACCGTTGTTTATCATCTTAAGTGCTACCATTACACCAACTCGACATCTGCCGAGTGAAGGAATCGAACCTTCGCCTTTTCTTTACCGGAGAAATAGATTGTTTAGTTTTTGCTGTAAACGGTCTTCTGTAAATTTGTTGAGCCAGACCAAGTTTTAAATTTTTCAAAATTAAATTGGCTTGAAATTTTAAGTAACTTGCTGTATTTGGTCTTCTGCTCCTTTAAAGAATACTCGTAAGAACTCTTTAAGGGAGGGGCTAAATAGCCCTCTCAAAACATCATCTTGAAATACTTATTATAATTTGGCGGTTACGAAGGGATTTGAACCCTCATCATCTCCCGTGACAGGGGAGTATTTTAACCAGATTAAACTACATAACCTTTATTTGGTGTGCCGTGTAGGAGTCGAACCTACCGAGTCTCAATGACAAGGGATTTACAGTCCCCACCGCTACCATCTACGGGATAACGACACATTTAAATTTGGCGGTTAGTCAGGGATTCGAACCCTGTGCCATTCGCTTAACAGGCGACCGCACATACCTTATGTGCTTCCTAACCTTAATACATTGCCAGACCGTGTTTTTTCTTTTATCCGCAAAAAGTAGTTTATTGCTGCATACGGTCTTCTGCAAAATTGGAGGCGGGTGCAGGAGTCGAACCTGCCGATACCATGCTAATGAGACATGTGAGACGCCCTTTCTCTATACCCGCAATTCTTAATGACCAGACCAAATCTCTTCTTTGTCCGATTTCGTGTCAGATGAATAAGATTAAGTTTGCTGTAATTGGTCTTCTGTCAAAACTGGCGTTCCAGAAGGGATTTGAACCCTCAAATATCCACTTTGAAAGAGTGGTGACTTTACCGTTTTGTCTACTGGAACATTAATTTGGTCTCTGTTGGAGGACTTGAACCTCCGGCCTTACCGCCCCAAACGGAACGCTCTACCAAGCTGAGCTAAACAGAGATAAACTTTTCAAACTCTATGTAACCACTTTAACATTATTTTTTAGTGGTTGTCAAGAACTTTTTAAAATATTTTTCAGTATCTTAGAAAAGCTCTCATTTCGTTTCTATGTAGAACATATTAAAGGGTATTAAACACATTGTCAATACCCTTTTTAAAACTTTTTACCAGATATAACGGTCAATCATTACTGCTTTGAGCATTACGCTGATTGGGTCAAACTTCTCACCACCAAGCAGAGCTTTTAAAGTGGCTGGAGAGAACCCTGATACCATTGCTACACCGTTATCCTTAACGGATACTTCGCAAGTACCATTACGGTTTGCTAAGTACCAGAATACCAGTTGTGGCATTTCGTATCCAGCTTTTTTGTACTTACTCTGAATTGCTTCAAAGTTTGTACGACCATTTGCACCATCAACCTGATTAAACTCCATATCAGAGAAGATAATAAGCTTACTTGGCATATCTTTCTGAGTCAAGTTGTTTCTCTTACCTATCTCAAGAATACGGTCAAAAGCTGCTTGTAAGTTAGTTGAACCATATTCAACATGACGCATTACCTGACGATGACGGTTTCGTAAATCACCACTCAGTTCAATGAAATGAGGGTTTGTTGAATAGACCATTAACTCATCTTTAAAGCAACCTGTATTGCGTTCTGCTACATACAAGGCAAGTGATACACCAATATCAAGGGCAGTAATTGAGCCAAGATTTACCCAAGACATTGAGCTTGAAACATCAGTCATACACAAGATGTTTTCACCTTCTGCCATCCAGTTTGGAAGTGCTTTCCACTGCTCATTAGCAACATCTGCATTACCATACTTAATAGATTTAATCACATCATATGGGTAAACAGCACCAGCGTTAATCTTAGCCTCACCCTTTGATAGTGATTCGATGTAAGCTTTGTAACGTTCTCCATCTTTACGGTTAAAGAGTTTTTGGTAACGTGCAGCAGCGAGTGAAGGAATCTTGCTGTAGTCAATCTTACCAAACTCATTCGCAGAGATTTTTTGCTCAACCGTATCAGACAGTGCAGATAACAGTGTGCGATACTCTTTCTCGCTTAAGTTTGCAAACTTACAGAAACGTTTTACAAACTGTTTGTGGCGTGGTTTTACTCGTGGTAACCACTTAGCTGCTAAACCTGCTGTTGCAGGGTCTAGTAATGCTGCTTCTAAATGTTTGAAGGCATCTGTCTCAAAACGAGTACCTACGAAGATTTTGAAGTCATCAAAACGACCAAGTTCTGCAATCTTATCCATAATACGAAGAACCTGTGTAGGCTCTAAAACCTTATCTTCAATCGCTTGAAGTAAAACAGTTCGGAAAGCTTTACGCTCACCCATGCCTTCTCGTACATCTCGCATATGCAGTAAAATACGAACTGCAACATCAACATCCTCACGCAAAGCTTTGTAGAACAGGTCTGGTAAGATTTCTACATTGCTACGGCTTGAGCCAGCGGCTTTGTAAAAGTCTACCAGAGCAGACATTGATGAAGTATGGTTTACAGCACCATTTTCAGTTCGACCTGCATGAAGGTGCGCATGTTTGAATAACTCGCTCATATTTTACTCTCTTCGCTCATTGTTGTTTGATGTGACAGACTTTAGAGCAACTTTGTAGAGTCTGTCAACACCTTTTAAAATTATTTTTTGAGAGTCGCTACAGCAGAGAACGTTGGTTTGTTATCTGTCTGTGGTTGACCACCATTATCAGGGGTTTTCTTAGTATCTGCTGCAATTGCTTTCATCTCACCTGCTGAGTGAGTCATGATAGTTTTACCGACCTCAATCATGCTCTTGATGGTTACGTCATCTGTGTTTAAACCGAACTCTGCAAGCTTAGCAGCGTCCCTTGTAACAATCGCCTCAAACAACTTTGCAGCAAACTCAGCAGAATTATCAATGGTCAGTTGAGCTTTTACAAGTGAGCTTTTGTTACGAGAGCCTTTCGGTCTTCCAGATGGGTTACCAGACTGTCCTTTTTTAAACTGGCCTTTGTTTGTTCTGTTTTTCATTGGTATGCCTCTTATAAGACCTCTTAAAAGGCTTTTAAGATAAAAGATAGATATCCAGAAAGATATCTGTTTAAATAGCCTTTTTAGAGGAACCTTTTAAGTTATCTTCTAAGTATTTATAAGCCTACACCTTGTCAAGTCCTTTGTCAACAACTTTTTTAACTTGCAATAGTTCTTGACTTGTTGTATGGATTACTGTACCATCTTACTTAAAGCTGTAGGTCTGCCTTGTTCTACAAAGGAGACTTAATGAGAAAATCAAACAACCCGAAGAAAGGTAAAAATACCAATCACTGTAAGGAATCAAAAAGGGTAGAGTTACTCTACTATTCATCCTCTGAAATTGGTCTGTACCTGTTCTTTCAAAATTACAGAAGACAAGAGGATTATCTATGTGTAGTTCCCAATTAGAAATCGCAGATATTATAGATTTATATAAAACTGCAAAGAGTCATGGCTATATAACCTCAATTGGAAAGAATAGTCACTATGATGCTTTGACTGGAATGTATTTCAGGGCAATGGCTCAATCTAGTGAACAACACTTAATGGTTTCTTCCAGTGAGTTTACTTCGTTTCTCTATTGCAGCAAAATCATAAATCGCAGGAGAACTGAAAAATGTTAACAGTAAGTTTTAATTATAATAGTGATGGCTCTGTATCAATTAATTCACCATATGCAAATGACCTATTGAAAGAGTTAGTTAATCAGTGTGATAGAGGTCTTCACTATGTCCCAAATTCTTTCAAGCAGAAGACTATTGCTAATAACTTGATGCGTGTGACGGTTACAACATCAAACCCAAACTATGACATTGATAGTGAAAGCCCTTACTCTTTAGTGGCTCTTGGGGAATGCAGTCAATTTAAACTTGTATGCCACGACTCAGAAACATTTCTTAAGGTATTTTCCAACCTTATTCACAATAACAAGTATGGATATGTTGATGGTAGTGTTAACTTCTATCCAGCAAACTATACCTGTCTATTGATTGATAATATGAGAAACAGCAAGCAAGAGCCTACAGAAATTTCATTTGATGTGAACTCTAGTCCAGACGCAGAAACAAGTAATAACTTCGATATGAGTTACGCGCTATCACTCAGCAAGAAATCCGAGTTCATTGATTATGTCAATGGATTTGGTTTTAAGTTTGACGAGAGCATGAATCTCAAAAAACTTAAGAACCTACTTAAGACCAAAGCTTAAGTATAAACAGGGGCTGATGCCCCTTTATCTGTTTATAAGGATATTTAATGAAGGCTAAGAGTGCAAAAGACTTTTATTGCTTCCTACAATCCTATATCCACTCCGTGGAGAATGGTGAAAGATACAATCTTAACGATGTTATTGCATCACCTTTAACATGGAGAATGAGTAAATGGCCTGAAGAGGATATTACACCAACTGCCGAACAACCCACCTATAACCCAGAAATTAAACTCCCAGATTCAGATAAGTTACTATACCCAATGTTCCACATTGTCGGGCTTGGTACGTTTCTCATGGATATCCAGTATGTAATTGGTAAGGGTTATAAAGTTGAAGGTATTGTTGTTAGTGATGTGTCTCCACAACATAAAGGTTATTTTAGATTAAACGCACGTTTAGAGGCTAAAAAGAAATGATTAAAGCAAAGACTTACCCAGACTTCAAAGAATTTGTAAAGGGTTTCATTGCAAATGTAAAGGCTGGTAAGAGATATGATTTTAGAACATATCAAGAAGCTATTTTACCACTTACCTATAGTTCATATTGGCCTGAAGCTGATATCGCAGAAGTTGAGAAGTTTGACTACAAACCAGACTACAAAGTACCTTTTAGTGATGATTTGCTTTACAGCATCGGTGCTCAAATGAGAACTTCTGACTTCTTCATGGATTTACAATATGCAATTATCAATGGTAAAGACGTTGATACAGTGTATTGTGAATGGTTGGCAAGAGTTAAGCCGTTCTCAATGTTGAATGCTAAGTTGAAGGATGCCATTAAGCCACCAGTTATCACTCAGCAACCGACAAACCAAACAGTCAATGAAGGTGGAGCACTTA